AGAGAAGGCATGTCTCCTCTCGACACAAGAGGGGCACCTTCCACAAGCAGGCATACTAAGACTACTCCCTTCATAGCAGGTCCATGTTAGGTGGTAGGGCACACCAATCTCAAGTCCTAACTTGACTATCTCCCACTTCATCCACCAAGAGAATGGAGTAATAAGACGTACTTTATGGTATGTCCCGATATAGATAGCACTGCCCATGGACCCAACAAACTCTGGGGTGCAGTCAGGATAAGCCCAATTCCGAGCATCCTCTGCATGGATCCCTGAGTAAACATACTCAGCATCTACAGTCAAGGCGACAGCAGAAGCGATAGACAGGAAGATGGCATTTCTAAAGGGTACATAGGTGGGAGATACTCCAAAGGACTCTTCTATCTCCTTATAGGTCATGTGAGGGTTAGGAAGCATCTCACCTACTAGAGTTGACTTAGCCCCTTGGAAGACCTTGGTATCAATTGAGATCTTCCGGTGGCTTTCTACATGGTAGTAGTTGTTAATCATGTAGGCTGCCATTACCTCCCGCATCTTATGCTTCTGCCCGTAGTCAAAAGAGATAGTGGTTATGTCCCCAGGGTCAGTTCCATTAGCAATAAGGCTGCCTAGAACTGTGGCAGAGTCAAGCCCTCCAGATAGAAGTACTACCGCCTTAGCCACCTGAAACCTCCCAAGGCATATAGACACCCCGGGTATGGTCGATCTTCCGGATAGCCCAGACAACAGGCAAAGCGAGTAGGGTCATCCACATCTTCCCAACTACTTGCCCCAGTAGAAACTCAAGTGAGCCGAAAGCTAAGAACAGGAAGACAGCAGAGTCAACTATAACTCCCACTGTGTTACTTGCGACTACTGCAAGGTACAAATTTTTCTTCTGGATGGGGGTGTAGACAACCAGATCGAGCATCTCTGATACTAGGAATGCTCCACCTGATGCCAGAGCAATGGCAGGAGACAAAAAGGCAGATAGTACTGCACCTATAAGGATGGCAGCGCTTGACCACCCAGGTCCTTTACGCCTTTGCACAAGATCCCGTAAGGTAAAAGAAAGCCCCACTGCGAGTACTCCTGATGGAGCATACAACCCAAATCCAACAGGGATAACATAAGGGGGACCAGCCTCAGATGTAGGGGTACCTACATGAGTGATGAGGTAGTTGGCAAACCAGACAGTAGAAATGAAGAGTAGGAAGTAAATCCAACCTTCAACATTCAGTTTCTTTTGCATGACAGTTCTCCTTCAGTTTTGAGATAGGTTATCTGAAATACTACTAGCTCGGGATTAGCGAGAAACCTTGATAATCTGCACCTCCGTAGAACAAAAGTTTGCCTGTAGGGTAGTTAAAGTTTGTAATAAAGCAAGCTTCCCACTCACCAATATTATCTTCTACCCTACAGGCATTAGGGTTGGCGCCAAGCAGTTAACAGGTCTTGTTACCTGCTTGGTTCTGCAAAGGGGGTTGAGCCTGGATCCAGTTTATACCGAACTAGGATGGGCTACCCCCTTGTGCATTCTAGCGGAACTTGGGCTTGTTATCCTTGTTGCCCTTGGAAGTAGGTTTTCTTGGAGTTTCCCCTGCAGATTTACTAGGAGTGGAACTAGGTTCAAAGGGAGGGTCCGACTCTAGGTAAAGTCGACTGACAGTGTTCTGGATTCTTCCATTCCTAATCTGGGTACCTACATCAGCAGTACAACCTAATCCAGCTAGCTGCGGGTAGATTAGAAAGTTAGTTTCCTCGTCAATCTCCAGGTCCAAGTCTACTGTCTCCTCGTCAATAACGCCTAGATCCAAGAATTGCCGGTAAAGGTAGTACATAGATTTCTCAGTCAATCCATTAGTATACCATATCTTGCGCCCTGAGTACTCACCATCAGAGATAGTTAGTGTCCAGTTCAAATAGTAACTACCGGGCTTCTCGGATGACTCCCTTAGTTCTACAGATTCGATAGTCACAGGGTACTGCCCCTTAGGCAGGGGCTCAAACTCCTCAATACCTGAAAAGTCAAGATGAATAGTTGGGGACATTTGTTTCTCCTTAGTTCTTACGGGTTGAGATAGTCATAGTTTTAGGCAGTTTAGTTTTAGACTTTTCTTCCTGTTGGGTCTCTTCTTGTGGGGTTTCTTCCTCCTTTTCTTCCTGTGGGGTTTCCACTTCTTCCACCTCTTTCTCTTGTGGGGTTTCCACTTCTTCTTCCTTAGAATTATAGGTCTGTGGAGTAGTATCTATTCTAAGGAGGTTGAGAATACTAGTGATAGTAGGATTCTCCAAATAGGAAGGGGCAATGACTCCATAGGGCATCCTCACTTTGGTGCGGATCTTTGCCTGGTTCTGGAGAAGTAAGTAGCGTGTTGTAACCAGGTTACCATCCTCATCCTGGGACTCCCCTAAAGCAAGGTAGGCGACCATCTCAAAGATTCCTGGAGCTTCATCTGCAAGGGCACCAGCAAGAGCAGGCTTCTTCACCCTGCCTTCCCGGGGGTCATCCTCATCTTTTGCCATACATGAGGCAAAGACATGAAGTGGGAGATCTCTGAACTTACGTAGTATCTTCCGCATTTGTACCAAGGCTATCCCGTAGTCCCCTTGCTCAAGCAGGTCTGGAATAGACCGGTTTCTAGTTGAGGATTCCAGTTGGTTGAGTAAAGCAAAGACATGAGACTCAGAAACTGAGTCAAGTCCCACTGAGTTGTATGGGTGCTTTCCAGACTTTAGCCAGTGGTAAGCATCATCAAAGTCAGACCAAGTCCGGATCTTGACAATGTCTATCTGAGGATTCCACCCGTCAAGGGTTGAGGTCCCACCCTCATAGTCAAGCAGTAACATGGGGTAAGTACGGGGATCATTCTGTGCAGTTCCGAGTAGATAGGTCTTCCCATGGCCAGATGGTCCAAAGAACAAACATTTAGCGAGCCGGTTAGTTTCTGGGTGGGTCACCATAGGTATCTTAGAGACCCTCTCAGGAAGTGGATCCTGCTTTTTCTTACTAGAAATGGTTAGGGTAGTCATTTATCCTCCAGGTTTAGTAATAAGAATTGGGTAGAAAATGGTTATTTAGTATATATTGATAATCCCCACCATCCTCCATAGCCTTACAGACTCCTAGAAAGACACAACTAGAACACCTGAAGGTAGAAGGTGATGGGTAAGCATGAGTAGTTGGGTCTTTGAGTATCTTCAGTATATCCTCTCCTTTTCTACGTGCTCTCGTCTCGAAATTGAGTAGCTCGTGCTCATTTCTAGTTGAACCATCCCGAGTAAAGAACTTCCCCCACCCCTGACTCTTAAGCATACTTAGAAAGTCAGAGTACTTCTCCTCCTCTAAACCTAATTCTTGGATTTTCTGGAGGTACAGGGTATAGATAGTTCTCTGGTCTTTATCCTTAGACAACTCTCCATTCTTGAGAATCCTGGGTTCAGCAGGTAAGTCCTTGATGAGTACATTGTAGAGCACCCCAGCAGGGATCTCTCCATATAACTTCCATACCATGTAGGCATACCCAGTTAACTGCTCGTCTACATCTAACCCTTTTAGGTCATAGGTAGAACTTGCTGTTTTATGGTCAACTACCCATAATCCATCAGACCTCTTGAGTACTAGGTCTATCCTGCCTGAAAGGTTGAAAGTCGGTTGGGGGATAGTTACATACTTTTCAACTTCTACAACCTTACCCTGAAGGGGGTTCTCATAGTCATAGACAGAATAGTTTTGTACCATGCCTAGAGCCAGCTCCCCTAGTTCCTCCAGTTCTGGCCTAAAGGTCTCCCATGGAGTGAAAGTTTCGCTCATAGAAGAAAAAGACTTAGTAATGTATTCTTGCATAGACCTTAAAACTATGGGTAGGTCTTTCTTACCCTTATAGTATGTCTCAAGACCCTTATGGACAAGTGACCCCAACCAGAAGTGGGATTGAGGTTTCTTGGGTGAGTATGTCTTGCTCAACCACCATTGGCGCCTGCAGTCTGAGAAGTACGACAGATCAGTAATGGATATCTTAGGCTTCATTTGATTCTCTCTTCAATTTAAGTAGGCACCAGAGGGCAATCCTAAAAGAATCTTTCTGGTGTTGGGTAGGTTCTCCCTCCCAGTCATTAGGGGCTTTGTAATTGATAACCAGTATATCGTTCTTCCAAGTACCTGGTAGAACCCATATAGCGTTAGGGAAGGTCTTCTTAATCCATTCTAGTACTCTTTCAAGTTTTAAGTTCATTTCTCCTTGGGTCGGTACAGGCACCTTCTCTATAACTACCTTGATTGAGTCATCCTGAGCATACTTGACTAGAATTGACTCTTCCAAGTCCTCCTCCAGTAAGTTGCCTGACTCAAGTATATCTCCATACTGAGTTACCAGACAGTAGCCTGTAGTTATACCAGGGTCAATTCCAAGGATAGGCATGATTTTAGTCCTTTCATAGATAGGTGAGGTTATATTATAAATTATTCTGGGCCAGTTTTCCTTAGTAAACTCTTAGTAGTTTCTGAGAATCCCAGACCTAGTAATAACTCTAATAGGTCTGAGTCAGTCAACTTTGAGAGGTCTAGTACCTTGCCTGCTAGGTTCATTTCTACTAAGTCATCTATTGTACCTGGGCACTTCAAGGTAACTACCACAGGGGAGTGCTTAAGACCCATCCTTTCTACCCTATGCACAGATTGGACAAAAGTGTCCATAGAGAACGTTCTATCTACATAAACCATAGTGTGAGTACAGATAAGAGAGTTCAGCCCGTACTTGCCTACCTCAGATGACAATACAAGTATATCCAGTTCACCCCCTTGGTACTTACTAAGGTACTCATGCCTTTTCTTTTCTGGTGTCCCCCCATGGATATAGGCTGCACGGTACTTAGAAAGGTTCTGTATACCCTCGAGTAACTGGTTGCCTGTCCCTCTCCAATGGACCCAGATGAGCATAGGAACCTCAAGGCTTTCTGTGTCAAGAAGTTCTAGTATTGCATCTACCTTACAAGAATGATTGGTGAAACCTGTCCCCAAGTTTACTGGAGAACTAACTGCCTGTTGGAGCCTGGTCAACTTTGCTATACGGGTAGACATTGATAATCCCTTTGCCTGAAGTGCCTCAATCAGATCATACTGGATCTCCGAATATACATCTTTCTGTTGCTTGTCCATCTCAAGCTCGTAGGTCTCATAGAGAACCTTAGGTAGATCTACAACCTCTCTAAGGTTACGGACAAACATTAGATCCCGGAATTCTGACTTGAAGTCAATCTCATGCTTGGATCCAATAATTTCCTTACCCCAGACAGTCTCCTTAATATTACAGAAAAAGTGTATAAAGCGCCAGTAGGATAGGAAGGCGTTAGGCTCAAGTAGCTTGAATTGAGAATATAGATCCTCAACAGACCTGGTAATGGGTAACCCAGATAGTTCCCATACCCTACCCGATCTCTGGCAGACCTTTGAGATGGACTTGAAGCGGAGTGTCTTACGATTCTTTACCAGTACTGACTCATCAAGTATTACAAGATCCCATGCCTGGGTGTAGGCTAAGGTATTCCTAGTAACTGTGTCATAGTTGGTAACTACCCAACCTTCAAGAGGAATTGGATCTCTACTCCTGAGTACACTAACAGTTATCCCACCCCATTCTCTGCATTGAGACACCCAAGTAGGCAGTAGAGTTAGGGGTGAGATGATTAGTACCCTTTGGAACCCTAGTACTTGTGCCGCAACTATAGAACAGGCTGATTTTCCAAGCCCAGGTGATAGTGCAAGTAAAGCTCCATGCAGGGGTGAGGACACCAGATAAGTCACTGCCTCTTTTTGGTGCCTTAGTAACTTCTCCCACTTAGGATGGTTGTTCTGGTTGCAATCTTTAGGCTCAAATCCCCAGTCCTGGAACCTACTTTTTGACTCTTCAGTAACAGTCACTGCATCCCTAAAGGTTGATAATAGTCGGGAGGCATACAGGTACACCCCAGGGAATCTCCAGAGGTGTGTCCGTATCTTCCTGCCTCCCAACCCTGGTAAGATCCCATCCTCATTTCTTAAGTAGAGACCCTCAGAATACAGTAACCAGCCTACACCTGGTCTGTACTCAAGTTTCGCTGGCATTCCCACCTCCTACCCGATTACCAGTAACCAGGTTGATAAGCTCGAACTCTGAAAACTTGACACACTCAGGGTATTTTACTTCAATCTCAGTGAATGAGTTTTCTACCTCCTTAAGTAGAACCTCAGGGTCTGGAGTAGTCTCCCTAGTCACATCTACCCAAACTTTTACTTGGATTATTCCTAACATTAAAATCCTCCTTATTCTATTCTCTTCCATCTCATAATAACTGCTAAAAGGGCTCCTATAACCTGTAGAGCAGATAAAGGACCAAACCAAACCTTCCTTCCCTTTCTCAGGGCTACTGCATTTACAAGTTCAGAGCATACTTCACAGGTCCTCTCCTGAACCTCAAGTGGCTGTTGCTTGTACCACTCTAACATAGCCTCCTGCAAGGGAGAGTTCTCTCTATCAGACCCATGGGTCATCAAGGCATGGTGGACCTTCTTAGGGTCATATAAGTCAGTAGTTCCCATTTGTATTCTCCTAAGGGATTTCTGATTCCAAGGTAGAAATGACTGACTCTGCCTCAGATGCTATTTCATCTACCTGGGATTCTAGTTCTGAGAGTTCACATTCATACTCCAACTGAGCATCCAAGTACTCCTGTTTACTACTGAAGCCATCAACCTTGGGGGGTAAAGGTTCCTCGAGGTAGCTCAGTTCCTCCAAAAGTTCCTTAAGGTCTGAGATAGCAGATTCTATAGAAGAGGCAAAAGCCTCACAGTTATCTGCTTTTTCTCTTATCTCATCAATAGTAGGAGAACCTGGGAAGTACTCCTCCTGGTTATCAGCCGATTGGTAGTACTCCTCACCAACAGTGGTAACCTGGGGGGCAAGTTCCTCAAGTGTAGAAATGACCTCTTCTAGCTTATCTTTCAAACTGTCTAAGGAGTACCCTGACGGGTCAAAGGCAATATCCCTAATTTCTTCTTCCACTCCATAGAGTATAGATAACTTCTCACTGGTTGTAAGTTCTGAGGGTCTAGGATAATGGGACAGGCACCTGACCACCTTGGGGCCATATCTAGGCTCAGCATAATAGTAGCCCTCTCCAACATTGATAATCCTACCACATCTACCGCAGGTATGGGGCTTTCTACTTTTAGATACTTTATAGACCTTAGGCATCTCTAGCCTCCTAGAAAAGAGGTTGAGGAGGTCCTTGAAGGCAGTAAAGACCTCCTCAACTATAGGGTAACTACGAGTATTTGGCGTAGTTTTCTACAACAGAGTAAGCACGCTCCTTAACACTAGCCCGGTCTCCAAAGAGAGAGTTGATAAGGCGGGTAGACTCATCCTTACCTGTAGGGCGATAATCCTCCCACTCGACAACTGCATTGTAAAAACCCCATCCTGTACCATCTGCAGCTGGGTGGTCCATACCAGTTCCCTTACCATGGAACAGTTCCAGTACTGCCTCACGGGAGCGCTCAGTGGCCCTCACATAGTACTCATAATCAATCATTCTCCGCTGAACTATCTCCTCAGGGGCATCTTCTCTAGGAGGCTTGGGATCTGGGTAGATTTCAGTTACCATTTGCCCTACTTGGACAGAGTTAGGCATAAAGCTAGCAAACATCTCAAAAGCCTGCTTAAGTGTATCAACCTTCTGGACAGAACGCTCATATAATCCAGTCATCCAGGACTTGAGTCGTTCTTGAGCAGTTGAGTCATGCACAACTCTGTAGACCTCAGAAGATGACCTCTTAGCAGCAATAAGGGTATTCTGGCAAACCACCCGGACAGGTGTGATCCGGATTTGAATGGCTGACCACCCAGTATAGGGAGAAACTACCAGCATGTAGGTCTCTACAGGATCCCCCTTAATGTCAATTTCTGGTAACTTAGTAGTTAGGAAGAGGGTTTCACCGAACCCGAGTGCACCGATTGTCTCCACAGGTTGAGTAACCGAGTAGTCGTAGGTCTCACAGACCTGTAAGGGGGTCACTAATTGGTATTCAGGCCCCACTATGCCTAGGACCCTTTCTTCTGGGTCATCTGGAACTGGGGTGCGGACAATCGCCCGGCTAGAGACCTTACTATACCTAGCCTTATTATTACCCTGCATCTTTTGGACAAAAAGATCCCGTAGTTCAATGTCATAGGGGGTTATCCTGGAGAACGCCTCAACAGCGCCCAGGGGCTCCTCAGATACCATACCCAAACCGTGCCAGGCAGGTTGTCTTAAAGAATAGAAACGGTTGTTAAACAGATTAGCGGACATGGATTTGCTCCCCTTTCTTTGTTGATAATTTTAGATATCCGGAGTACTACACCCCTGGATAATCTTCACAGTATAACCAGATGCCTCATAAGAGAGCATCAGACCGATTGAAAGTCCTTGAGGTAAAGGGATGGATTTCTCCCCTTTATCTGGGACTAGGGAGTTAAGATTTGTGATAGTCACAGTACCTTTCTCCTCATTACAGAACAGTTTCCATTTAGGACCTTCTTTGTTATTCCATGCTACCATTCTAACCTCCTACTTTGAGATTTACTGACTAGACCTAGTCATATTGGTACCTTTGAGGGAGTAATATTCACTCAAAGGTATGGATATAACTACATCTCATTGGGGTAACGTCCCCCAGGCAGATTGTACCGGTCCTTAAATTCCTGGAAGACCTCTGGGAATGCCTTGCTCAACTTCTCTAGGTTGTCTGTGTCTGCTACTCTCATAGCTGCCATAATTAAAGTATAGAACTCGTTGCCTGACAATCTACTGACATCCCTCACAATACTTCTGGACCCTAAGTATTCGAGTAGAAACCTAGGCATAGCTAATCTCCTTCTAGTAACCTCTTTAATCCAATCATCATTACTCTCTGGTTCATTCTTTATTATAATCACCTCTACTCCTTCCTATGGGGTTTTCCATCTATGATCCACTTATTATGCTTTGTGGGGTCATGTTTAATGTCATGGAGGTCCCCTCTTTCCTGAAAGCGCTTTCCTTCTCTAACTGCCTTGGACATATTTCTTTGGAGCCTCCGAGAGTACAAATTAGAAAACTTGGGACCCCATGGTAACCTATATCTGGGTACAAGGGCTCCATCTGCAATAGCGCACCCTAGGCACTCAAAAGTCTTCCAGGAAGTTCCATCCCAGAATACCCCAAAATCTCCTCCTGGGGGCTTGCTCCATTCCCCTGGTTTATGTGTCATGACAGACCTCCTCATCTGGTAACTTGATTGAGATGCCAATGTAGGACTTTCCATAGTGCTTGGGGTAGTAGATCTTTACCTTGCACCCAGGCAGGTTCCTTTCAGTCCAACTAGCTAGTACATAGATGAGACAGACAGCAAAGTCCACCTTGTGGAGGGCAACTTCTATTCTTAGGCACCGGCGGGTCCGGTAGTGGCGTCCAGAGGAGTCTAGGTCCTTGTGGACGTCTTGGTAGATCAGGCAAGTACCTGAGGTAAAACCCAGACCCCTGGCATACTGGCGTACTGGTTTAAAAGTGTAGGTCATTCTGTCCCAGCCTTTCTTGAGGTGAGTAGCACCCCATCTCCAAGGTTTATAATGGGTCTGTGCTGGCGCTTTGCTTGCTCTTCATCTGTCCAAGCAGAAGTAGATCGCTGTTTCTGCTTCTCACGGTAGGCAACAACCGCCTGGACATGAGAACAGGCAGACCTTATGTCATGGTCAGGTCTGTACTGACCCCATGGGCAGGAGCAAGTAGCACCCTCGCCTGAAGACAGTACCACAACCCAGTAAATACTCCCTGAGGTGCCTGAGATAACCTTGTAGACATTAGCCCCGTTCTCAGGTACTGGGCAAACTGCATGGGTTCTTCCTTTTTTATAAAGTTGTTTAGCTTGCTTGATAGTTTTCATAGGACGCTCCCCGGTAGTAATATCCTAAACTAAACAAGGTTAGAATCCTGGGGGGTTACGCTCCGGGTCTACCTTGTCACTCATGTACCCCCTGCCATTTGGCAGTTCAGTTCCCACTAGACAAGTGTCCCTGTACCCTGCGAGTGGTACACCCCAGGTTGATAATGTAGTAGTACCCCCGGGTGGGGAACCTCATTTCTGAGGTTCCCCCGCTTAGGAGGCGGGAGTCACTGGGTGACTCCTGGGTGCCGGGGAAGAATCGAACTTCCCGTTACTCACCCTGAGGGTTTTTCCAGAACAGCACCCAGCAGCCACCCAATGGGTGCCTGCCTTGATAAAATTATTCTATTGGGTGAACCTTGACAGATCCCAGAAAAGCATCTCCTGTGCCATCCACAAACTGGTCTGCCTTCTGGCATGTTCTAAAAGACATCTGAGCCGCTGCACAGACAACCCGCAAGTCCTCAATAAATTCTGAGTACTCAGGGGTCCCAAGTTTAGGACCCCACTTGTGGGCAAAGTCAATTACTGCTACTCCCATAGGATAGTACTTCTCCTTCATTTCTATCACTCCTCTTCAGTTAGGTTGGCAAGTTCTTCAAGTTTCTGTATCCATGGATCAAAGGCTGACTGGTCAAGTCCTCTTTCTCCTGCCTTACTCAATGCCTCGATAAGTTTCTTAGCAGAACTTGAGATCTCCCGGCGCCCGTAGTTCCTAGTAACCTTCCTGGTATGCGCCTCAGCCCGATCTTTTACCTCCTGGATCCTCTTTGCAACCTCCTTGTCTGCACCCAGCCGCTTGAGGATACCAGTAATGGTCATGACCCCGATTCTCCTCTCCCAGGATGACCCTTCATAGGGTTTCCGTTTGGTCCAGATAGCGTCTATTGCACTACCCAACTCTGGACCCAGGTGGATGTATCCATGCTTGAAGTCCCCTGCTTCTACAAGTGCATAGAGGGTTACTGGTTTCCTTGGGGGTTGCAGTTTCTTTAGGTCTTCTACTGCTTTCTTCTCCTCAGGGGTAAGCTCATCCTCCGAGTACCAGAAGTAGAGCTCACGACCGATAACAGCCTCGAGTGCATCCCACTTCTCTTCCCATGCCTTGCCTGCCTCAGGGTCAATGTAGACCTGGTCACTGCGGTCTACCAGACTCCACTTGTTGGTATTATAGGGGTTATTCAGTACAAAGTTTACCATGTCTTCAATAGAATTAAATTCAACAGACTTGTTTCTAGCCATTTTACACCTCCTAAGTGTAATAAAAAGTAGGTTATACCGGCTTCACACCGGCACAGGGTGGATTTCTCCACCCTTCACAGGTCTGCCTGCCTGTTACAGGTCTTACCAGGTAATAGCCTCATTGGCCAGTTTGTCCAGAAGTTCTACTTGGGATTCTCTTACCCAGTCAACCATTCTCTGGGTCCTAAGTTCACTAGAGAATGGCCTCCAGACGGTTCCCCACCCTCTAGTTGCTGCTTCCTCTAGATGAGCTTTAAGATCATCAGGGGTAGGATCTTCTTCCTCGTCCTCCCAATCTGACTCGTGACCCTCAACCACATCTTCAAGTGCCTGCTCTACCTTGCGCTCGAACTCTGCCTTGATAGCATTCAGTCGGTCAAACTCCCTTAGAAGTCCCTGGTAGTAGTGGTTCCTGTTGATAATCTCTGAGGTAACCATATTTACTGCCTTCCTACTATCTGCAGTGCACTCCTCACGTAACTTGGATACAATATACTCAAATGGAACCACCCGCATAAGGGCATCAGCTATCAAGGTGTAGTAATCCCGGGTTCTAAGTGCTTCAACTTCAAACCCGTGAGGTGTGCTATCCTTGGACAAGCTCACTGGATCACCACATTCTGGACAATGGTGACCATCCCTGCCTTCAATTGAAAACTCAGTTCTACAGTTCTGGCAAGTTGACTTGTAGATCGCCTTCACCTCAGCCCAGTCTTGGTACCCTTTGTTACTAACCTTGATGCTGTACCAGGCATCTTCCCAGGTGCGTCCAACATTCAGAACATCTTCTGGTTCAATCCCTATCCGTGCCTCGTAGATGTAATCTGAGTAGCGGGTGCACTGCTCACCAAAGGTAGGACCGATGACTGCCTCACCATCATAGTCGTAGTCACTAATGTGAAGTACGACTAGAGGTGTGCCCGTAGTAAACGGGTTATTCCATTCTGACCAACCAAACGCCTCACGCAGGACTTTCTCAATCGCTGCCTTGCTGCTCTTGCCCTTACCTGAGTAAAGTGCTCTAGCACCAATTGCCTCTGCCGCTGCCTTGAAGTCCTCAAAGAGTGAGTCCTTTTCCACGCAGATCATCAGATTTAGCCCCTCGAATAGAGGTCTCCAGATCCTTTCAACCATCCGGGAAGCATCCTCGACCCATAAGTCCTTGTAAGTCACTTCCCCAGAGTCAACCAGTTCTGCATAAGTCTGGCTCAACCGGGATACCCAGTCATCATCCGTGATCTCTTTGACACCTTGGGAGTTGACAATGTAGTCACCCAATTGCATCGCTAGGGGTTGAGCAACTTCTGACTTGAAGTAACTGTACCAATGACGGCGTAGTGCCTTGGGTCTTCCATCGCCCTCAGGGCCCCCTTGTTTATCGAATACTGCCATCTGGCAGATAACTGCCACTCTGCAAACTGCTACCCGGTTGAAGCCAGGTAGTGACTTGTACTTCTCAACAAAGTCAGAATCCTTGAGTGCCCTGGTAACTGGATTGTAGAGTCCTGTATGAAATCCATCCCATGCACCTGGTATCTCAGAGAGAAGTCTGCGTCCAAAGTTATCTAATTGGTTATACCAACTGGTAGTCATCTCTGCCTCCTAAGCAAGAAATTTTACTCGTCTTCTAGGTTTTCTGGATTGGTCAGTGAAAATTCCAGAGTTAGTCCTAAGTTCCTAGCCTTCTCGACCTCAAGGAGTAGCTCGGCATAAAGGTTCCGTATCCGGGCCCTTTGAGCATTCCGCAAATCTTTCTTCTGAGTAGCCTCGATCTTCTCCTGGGACTCTTTCAATTTCTCAGACAGTCCAGAATCCAACCCCAGTCGCTTCAGGATACTTGGAAGGGTCATTGCCTGGGACCGCTTTGTCCAGAAACTGTCAATCAAGGCTCCTAACTCATCAGACAGGTTAATCACTATCGGCCGGTACATAGTAGCTTCTGAATGTTCTAAACGGTAATGAGTAACCTCGTGCTTTGCAGGCATCCTCTGGACCAGTTGAGACAACTGGTTGCGCTCCTCTTCAGTTAACTCAGTATCCCAAGACCACAGAAAGCGCTTACTACCGTCTGGTCCAGGAGGCAGGTTGTCTTGCATTGCGTTGTATTCTTCAGTCCAAGCATTGCCTGCCTCTGGGTCTTTCCATTCCATAGAGTGGTAGGTGAGTACCTTCCACTTCATCTCAGAACGGGAAGGGTTCTCAATCAGGTAGTTGATAATGTCATCAGTTGTATTGAATTCTTTCGGTTTAGTAATCATCTCACACCTCCTAAGTGTGGAATAGAATTTGCCGGCTTCACACCGGAACAGGCAAGAGGAGTAATTTCCTCTTACCTTCACAGGGTACTGCCTGTTACAGGTAATAAGAAATTGCCGTTTAGGATCCTATGATCCAAGGTGGGTGCTCGACTAGCAGGAGTTGCCCATTTACTACGCCCAGAACCGTTCTGGTCTGCCACTAGCGCTTGTAGCCAACCTTTCTGGCTACCTAGTGCACCTTTCAATTACTTTACTCCGTCTGCCCACCCAAACGTAAGTTCAGACCTTGCCTTTGAGGTAGGTCCTCCCTGCTACCAGCACCCTTGTGCTTTTTACCCCTCAGACCATATTCTGTGCCCATATCTGGTCTTCTAGACTGGTGCCTTGCCCCAGGTTGTACCCGTCAGGCTCGCTTACAGTAAGAGGGGGGTTTCAGGTGGTTTGTTAAGGTTCAGAAAAACAGTAGGTTATATATATGATATTTGAAATACCTATTTAGTATATTAAAGTCCGATTAATCTAAGATTAGAAAATTCTAATATTTTAATCTAATCACCCCTAAAAGCTTAGAGCAAGATTAGAAAATACTTGAAAGATTAAAAACCCTCCTTTCTGAACCTTTTTTCCAGTGATTCCAAGGTAGTCCACCAAGTAAGACTTGTATCTAGTGACTGTATCTTTACTTTAGTTCCTGATACAGCTAGAATGGTATACCTCTTGCCCGACTTGGAGTTCACCCAAGTAGACCCTACCATAGACATCCTGACATTAACCAATGGCTCAAACCTGTATATACAAGGACCATTAGACGGGGACAATCTCAACCAGTCAGAAGGTTGATAATCCTTCCTTGAGTACCTTACCAGAACCATAGTTCCATCAGGGGACACCCCAGAGATTACTGCCGGTCCTACTGGAGTAACTATAGATTTGCCAATCAATGTCTACTCCTTTCTAAAGGGAAGGTCCTTTCATTTAATAACACTTTATCCATATCCTAAAGGGAAGGCCCTTTCATCTAATAATATAAAATATTATAACCTAGTAACCTTCTAGATACTTAAGAGAGCAATTAGAATTTTATGAAAAAAGACCTCCCCTGAAGAAAAGTTCTAGGGGAGGTCAAACCTGGAGGGAGTATTCACTTTGGACTCCTAGGAGGGGGTTTCCAACACGGAACGGCATCCAGACTTTTCAATTGGGTAGTTAGACTATCTATACCCTCATATAGTACATCCACAAGGTCCCTACAGTCCTTGAAGTCATTGAGGACGTCTCTCAACTGGTCAACTGTAGTATCAGCAAGTAGGGCATACTTAGAAATGGTATCCAGATCTGCTTGTCTTATCTCCCTAGGGGTCATCCTAGCAGACTTATAGACAAGTAAGAAGGTAAGAACCACAGAAAGTAGGGTTCCCAGTATTCCTCCCCAGTCCTTGATAATCTCAACGGTCATCCAAGGTAGTCCTTTTGACTGCAATAATGGTAGAAGCGAAGATAAGGGCCAGGGTTATGGAGATAGCAGGTAGTACAAAGGTTGAGGAGAACTCCTTAGTAAATACAGTAACTGGAGGTTTCACTATTACTAAGAAGTATAGCACCGCCCAGTAAAGCCCGATTATACTGTAAGCTAACCGTATCCATTTATACCCATTTAGACCCCCTTGTCTCATTAGGATATATAATCTTAACTGGTGGAAGAAAATCCCCAACCCTAGAACTACATTGATAATTCTTTGGAAGTCATCCAGAAGTTCCATTAACTTATCCTTTCTTTCTAAAAGGCTACAGATTGCCCGAATACCACTCCATTCAATCTAACTGCATAGATCCCAGTAACTTTAGACCATGTACCCCCTACAAAGTCCAGGGTGTCCCCGTTAGGGACAGATGTAGTTTTAGTTTGAGCAGTAGAAAGAGCAAAGGCAGAACTACTAGCAGTTGAACCTAACCCGAACCCGGCAGAGTTCTGGCATTGTATGACCACCCAGTAAACCCCAGGGTCTAATACTACTGGTACACCCCCTACTACTAAACTAGTCCTAGTAGATGCAACTGAGGGGGTAAAGATCTCTTGAGTACCCCGTAGTACTCTCCTTAGTGTATTCTCAGATGCATCTCCTAGATTAGTATCTTGGACATAGACATCCCAACACCACGCTCTTTCTACAGATGTATTGGTATTCCTTACAGAACAGGAGATCACCTTTAACTTTGAATTAACCTCAAAGGGAATAGCAATACTGCCTCCATTTGCAGGGAGTGTTAGAGTAGTCGTAAAAGCAGCAGATGGACTCCAGTGGGTAGGTAGGGAATATGGGTTCCATCCTCCAGGAGAGGTAGGGGAGGAAGTGCCTGAGATCTCAACCCATGAGGATTTAAGTGAACTATATACCCACATAGTGTCAGTATCAGTACAAAAAAAGGTAGACCCATCAGGTACAGGAGACATGGCAATTCTCTCTGAGTTAGTCCCTATATAAGATGAGCTAGGTGTTACACTCTTCATACTCTAAACTCCATAAAGTGCCCGTGTCTGTTGATAATAGTTACTAATTACTGAGTCACTCAAGGCACTAGCACATAAGTAGACAAGGCTCGCTCTACCTGTAAAAAGCCCCTGGGCACCATTTGAGTAAGCCCCTACATTCAACTGAGTTGTACTATTGAAAATAGATGCAGGGATTCCAACTAGGTTAGTAGTTTTTACCCCATTGACCCAGATTGCTAACTCAGAAGAGGGGGTAAACCTTCCTGTATAGAATATCCATGTACCCAAAGCAATTGGTTCTGTAGATGTAACAACTGTCGTAGCAGTTCCGTCTATGGATATCATAAACTGAGCCTGGTTAGAGGCACTTAGAGTTAGAAGGTATGATCTTTGGGCTATCAAGTTAGTCCACTTGCCTATTAGACCCTGAGATACATTCTGAGCACTCCTGTAAAACCAACCTCCTAGGGTTAATCCCTTGAGTGCTATATATGACTCTGTACCCAGTATGTCTAAGCCTGCCTCATCTGACCGGGACAGAAAGTCTCCAACTCCATCAAAGGCAATATACGGTGCTAAACCTGCGGTACCATAGACAGGATTACCATTGTAGGTAAGGGTTTTCCCCAAACCAGAGGAGTCTATGGCAGCCCCTGATGAGTCGACTGCTCCCATTGACCAGAAACCCCTAAGACCTGTCATCATTAGACCTGTAGGGATAGAGTTCTCACAGGCAAAGTTAGGCTCATACTTTCTCTGGAACTCCCCCTGGAGCATATCTAACATCTCATCATTTCTACCTGAGTAGGGCATTTAGTTTCCTCTAACTTGCAACTTTGCAATTATCTGCCTTAGTTTATCTTTCTGAGACCCCACAGTAGACCAGGACCAAGGGGCAGTGTACTGCACCTCTTCAATAAAGAAGTACCTAGGGTCAACTTCCATCTCACTTAGTGAGTCAGTTCCTCTACCTAGTAACCAGTCCTTGGTAAAGACCCACTCACCAGGCTCTAGATTCCAAGGCTCTACTTCCAATTGATTAGATGACTCTAGTAACTGGTTGTCGGTAATAGAATAAACGTACCGGCAGTCATACGGAGGAGGTGCCTTATAGTAGTAAACTTTTCTGTTAGCAAGAACTTTGAAAATATACCGCTCATTTGAGGAGTCACCTAGAGACACCAGTGTCTTAACAAGAGACTCCTCGGATCTGTCTTCATCTTCCCACTGAGGCACCTGTAATGGATTTGGAGCAATACTCCCAATGGTTAGTATAGAATTCGGGTCAGAGTTTATAATTTGAGTTAGTTTAGAAGATACTGAGGTCAACCCTCCTACTTTATAGTTGTATGGGTTGAATTTAAGGTACTCATAATACCCTTTTAGCCTAAGAGTTATTACAGGATCTACTACTCTGGGACTAAGGGACCCACTAACTCTAGGGTCCTTGAAGGCCCTTAAATAAGCATCCCTGTATCTCAGAGCATTACTCTCAGTTACACCTCCCACAGAAAGCAACTTGGTTATTACCCCATACTTACTCTGGGAGGACAGATCAGAGTTGTAAGAAGTTCTAGTCCTAACCCCTAAAATAGGTGGATCAACAGATGTATCAATGGTAGAGTAGATTACTGAAACCCTATTAGCAATGGATGAGAGGGGTCCTCTTGACTGGCTTAAACCTCCTACTGAGATGTCTACTATATCCACAAAGCCATTGAAAATACAGTTAGCAGACGAGTCATATATTTCTATATCCCTACCAATACCAAGCTCAAACCAGTCCTCTAGGTCCACTTGAGAACAGTTCAAGGTGAGGGTAGCCTCTATCCAACCTCCTTGGGCAGACTTTTTATGGGAGTATCCAGTTATCTCATCTTTAAGTGTATATAGAAAGGTACTACCCTGGAAGATAGGTATACTTACCGAGGCAGACAACCCGATGGATCGCCAAAGTGAGGGAGTTGTCATCTGTTACCTCTCATTGAGAGATACTGGTACAATGCCCAATTCTGGATAGAAGACGGGTAGAAGGGGTAGGCGACCCAGTAGTCCCCTAAGTACTTACTGACCAAGAAGTACTGCTCTTGGTCAGAATTGGACTGGAGACCATTAAAGAGCGGGCTAATCCCTCTCCACTTGTAGAGTAACTCATTATCAACAGTAGAGAAAAGTGATGCTAGTATACTCTGCTTAGTCCAGATCGAGTCTGCCTGGGCATAAGAGTAGATAAAGGGGGTCCCAGAAGAAACTAGACCAAGGGAACCATATCTGTTTAAGGGTGAGACCCGTTGAGGGGAGTGGATCTCAAATGAGAACTCATCCACAGGTACTAATATAAGATCATAGAAAGTCAAGGCAGGAGCTCCAGACCCATTGATAATGGACACCCCTACTATAATGCCTTGAGGAGAACTACCAGGTCTTTCTACTGGGGCTGGAGGAAGATCACAAACCCCTAATTCAACTAACTGGTAGGTTGTACCAACAGGGTAGATTGTCTTCACCTCGGCATAATAGTAAATCTGGTCCAGGGTATTCCCTAGTAGGTCATAGGTGGTCCCAGTAAAGAGCTGGAGAGTATTATTAGAAGCTGCCCCCCCATTCTTCAACCTCATAAAAACCCGGTACCTACCTATAAATGACGGCATCACTGGGGGTAGTATCCTCCAATACAAGGTACCACTACTAGGCCCTGCAGGGCTCCAGGTTAATGACTTGTTAACCGGAGAGTAGAGGTCAGGGTTGTTCGGAGTCCAACCTGACCCTGTATAAACAGGATATATAAATGGGTTATCTGGGTTAGAACCAGGAGGTTCCTGTGCATTTAAGCACATCTGGAAGTACTCACCTCTAATTTTAGACCTAGTACCCATGATGACCCGGTGGTTCTGTAACTCAGCCTCAGCAAGTGCCCCTTTGGTATCTAGTATTGTCCGCTGGGGTACAATCTGGGTTCTAACCCTACAAGGGATATCCCCTTTGATGCTCTCTCCAGGTATATTAGTATTAGGCCAGATAGCAGAGTAAACCCTACCAAGTTGCTGGACAGGAGCAGTTGGAGTGCCCCCTACTGCAGTAACTCTAAACCTAAGGGCATACCCAGTTACCCCATTAATAGTATCCTGAGCCCAAACTCCACCTGCTCCTGTCATGTTAGCTGTACTAAAGTAAACTCCACAGATTCCAGGGCTTTGAAGTTGTGAGGTTGTATCAGTATATGGAGCATTAGCCCCCAGATTTGCCCACAAACCTCCACCTCGTGAGAACTCCCATACTCCAGATAACTGAGTTCCAGGGATCAGGTTGAAAATAACATTGGGGAAGTGAGCCCCTCCTGATTCCCCATTCTCAGTCATAATGTAAAGTACATGCCCAATAGCAGGAACTGTAGGGAGTAAGGCTGTGGGGTATGTATTAATGAGATTGGCGGAGTACCCTACTCCATCAAAGTAGAAGAGATGGGTCAATTGGGACTGCCTGTGGAAGTTAGATATAATTGCCGACCCTTCAGTACAGGATGGAGTAGACCCAAAAAGCCTTTGGGAGGTTATATACTCAACTGTAAGGGTTGGTTCTGCATAAGATATATGCTCCAGGGCAGCAAATCTCTTTACCACTGGAGAAATTCCTGAGTCTCTAATGAATAAAACCAGGTTATTACCTGATGCCCACCCACCAAGGTTAACTATCTCTTGGATAATCCCTTCTAAGCCTCCTAAGATTACTTTGTCCCCTGCCGTCAAAGTGGGCAGAGTAAACTCTTTGGATGCAGAAGTCAGTGTCCTCCCCATAAAATTAGCGTATGTAGAAAAGATGCTAGGAGTAGCATTAAGTTCCCCTCTAACAGTAACTGCGGTATCGCCCCCATCTGCCGATACCACTGTTGCTTTAAGGGTTATCCAGGCATTGATAATAGTCGCTCCCGGGGGTATCGTATTATTTCTAAACCGTATCCCTGTATGGTACTGGTCACCAGTCGAGCCTCCTACAATAAGGTCTGGTAACCCAGTGAAGATCAAACCCCCACCACCTGTATTGACATAAGCATCATCTGCAGAATCAGTGGGGACAGTGGTTAACTCTCTATAATTAAACCTTATCTGGGAAGCTCCTGTTTCTAGACAGGCAGGTGTAAAGGGAGGAGTATCATACCAGAAAGTATGTTCTATAGTGAGTACCAACCCTTCATCTACATTGAATGGTTGGACAAAGGGATCAGAATCACTAGGTGTCTGGTAAGATTTAACAAGGGCATACCTAGAGTTAGTTTCGCATGAGCCCCTACACTCTATAACCACTGGATCAGTTTGCCAGTTATTCCTCCAGTAACTCTCACCCTTTTCCAAGAGTCTCCTCAAGTCCTGGAGGAACTCTATCTTCTCATCTGTGGTAGACCCTTCTACCTGTAGTGTTAGGGTATCTACAATGTTCTCCCATGCCTTGAAGACTACTCGTGATCCCCACCCAGTAGGGGAAGACGCCCTTACCCCTCCCCCTTTAGGGGTGGCTAAACTAGGGGACCACCCTAAGTACTTAAACCCAGGGGTTCCATCCTTACCTAGTAGGTCTATCGTAGTTTCAGAGTCATAGATTCTAAGTATGTCAAAGGTCATTCTACCCTCCAAAGGCAAGAGAGACCCTAGAGTCTATAAGAGTAACCAGAGTAGAAATATCCACCCCTCCATTGATAATCTGCCCTCCCATATTGAGGTTAACCACCTTAGTGGTAGAATAGGATGACATAGTTGGTACTTTTGTCGTAGGACCTAGAGATGGTACTACTGACTGAAAAGTAGTAGAAGTAGGTAGGACACCTCCAGGCAAGAGTTTTAATTTCTCTATAATCCCATCAATAAAGTCCTTTATGTCTTGAAGAAAGTTCTTCAACCCTTCTACTGCTTTATTAACAGGTCCTAACACCCAGTTCTTAAAGTTAAGGAGGGCAGTAGAAAGAGCCCCTCCTACTATGGTTGCTATATCATCCAACCAACCCCATAAAGTTTCTAGTACTGGGACAATAGTAGCACTGATATAATCCCATAGACTCTCAAGCGCTGGTTTAAGTGTGTCATACCAGAAATCTGAAAGTTTCTGCATAGCCAGGGTTAGTAAAACCCCAAGGAGATTCTCTAAACTCTGGAAGATAGGGATGACATATTTGTCCAGAAAGTCCCAAAGTGCATTGAGTGCCGGCTTAAGTACAGTGTTCCAAAAGTCTGCCACCTTCTGGATAGCTGGAGGGATATTATCTCTCAACCAGGTTACTACATCTATGAGTATGGGTATCACGTAGGTCTTGATAAAACTCCAGATAGCATCTAAGGCAGGCTTCAACACGTTATTCCAGAAGTCAGATGCCTTTTGGATCGCTGGGGGTATCTGGTCTGCCAACCAGGCTACCACTTCCATAAAAGTGGGGATGAGGGAATCCCTGATAAATCCCCAAACTGCTTCAAGTGCAGGCTTCAATACATTTACCCAGAAGTTCTTTAGGTTCTCTATGACTGGGGGTAACTTTTCTTTCAACCAATTCCAGAGATCAGTTAGGATAGGTTTAAGAACTTCATTCCAAATCTTAATCGTGGTATCCCTAATACCCCCAAAGTTAGAAGCCCAGGCAGCACCCAGAAGAGCTCCTGCAGCCACTATAAGAGTTATAGGAGAGAACAGAGAGGCTATCAAGGTGCCTAGTACAGGTAGTAAGGCAATAATCGCTTGGATTGTAGTTATTATCTTAGCCCCTGCTAGAACTACCCCAATGCCTGCTAGTGCCCCTAGAAATGTATTTATATTCTCAGAAACAAACTGGAAGGCTAGGGCAAGTTTTGCTCCTATAAAGTCCCATAACTCTACTAATATTGGTTGGAGTGTAGTCACCCAAAGTATTGATAATGTAGTAAAGGTAGGTTCTAGAGTACTCGTCCAAACATTAGACAGAAACTGGATCGCAACAGGGATCATGTTACCTAACCAGTCTACAAGTTTAGTAAGGACCCCACTGATAAAGTTAGTTAGTACGGGTATGAAGGACTCAATCGCTGGAACTGCATAGGTCAGGAAGACATCAGCAAACTTCTTTATCCCTGGGGTAAGTGACTTTACTACTGTTCCAATTAGCCCCATAATCGCAGTACCTAAAGGCTCCATTGAGATCTTTACCTCATTCATAGACATCTGCCAAAACTCAGCAAAGTCCATGGTCGCCTCCCCTGTCTTCATTATATTATCTTCAGTACTCATCAGGGCAGACGTAAGGTCTTCCAATTCTAACTTACCAGATCTAATTGCATTAGTTAACTCAATGCCTGAGCGGGAACCAAAGATCTCAGATGCAATAGATAAAGCCTCAGTCTCAGTAGCAGCACCTTTAATCATTTCTATAGACTCTGCAAAGGCTTCATTCATAGGCTTACCAGATTCCGCTAGTTTCTTAGTAGCCATCCGGAGTCCCATCATAACTGACCCTACATTAACACCTGCCTCTTCAAGCCCACCTAGTAAGGCAATGGATTCCTCGAACCCGAAACCCATTGACTTGAGTATAGGTCCAAAGTTGTCCATCTGGGAGAGTAAGGACCCAAAGTTGGCACCTGTCTTCTGGGATGCCACAAAAACCTTATCTAATGTCTTTGCGAGGTCCTCATTCTGGATATTCCAGTCCTGTGCTACCCCTGCAAGTGCTTTAGTATTACTCTGGATAGATCCTCCTGTTAGTCTAGTAACCTCTAAAAGGGGCTCAGCAACATTCTTGAGAGCATCACCAGTGAGTTCCAATCTCTGGTACAGACCACTAATGGCAATGGATGCAGTATTAGCATCTGTGGGGATATCAGTCATAACCTGCTTCATAACACCCCCAAAACCCTCTATCTCTTCTTCAGCCCCTCCTGTAGAAATAACCATTGAGTCAAAAGCCTCATCAAACTCTAAACCAACCTGGAGAGCCTGTTGCCCAAGGGCAACTAAAGCACCAATTGCTGCGGTAGTTATAACCCCAGCCATTCCTACTACTGCTAAACCAATACTATCAAAAGCACTTGATAATCTTCCGGCAATACTCTCTGTCTCATCCCCCATATCCTTTGTAGTATCCATGTACTCCTTTGACCCCCGGTCGAAGTCAGCCATGTCCATTACAGCAGCAAGACCTATCTCAGCAAGTCCCATCTGTATTAACTCCTTCCTCTCCTCCTTTGGACTCTCTCCATCTCCTCCTTTTGCTTCTTCAAGTCATACGCTTCCATAGTAGATTTAGCCCTAGAAAATGCTATCATCATATATGGATCATCCTCAGGAGGACACAACCCAAGTTCTGAGGGTTTAACCCCCCATTCCTGGGCGTAGGTCAAGTAGGAGAACATAGGGTCAAACCACCAGTCACCCTTATCTAACTCTCTCCGAACCTCCTCCAGTGTTTTTCCGTTTATTGCCCGGTATCTTATGTTGAAAGGAGGACTCAAAGGCATTTATAACCTCTGGGTCCACTCCTTCAAGAGAAAGTCTCATAATAGCTATAGCACAGGCTTCTGCTACTGAGGGGGGAATAAGTACCTCAGTAAGCATGTAATGGACATACTTTTCTTCAGGGTCAGATGGTACCTTAAGACCGTCCCTCTCCTGTCTCTCCTCCCAACCGTCATTGGGGATCTCAAACTCAGTACCTCTAAGTATCAAAGTAGATAGCATTTGCCCTGCAGTCAACTGAGGAACCTGCTGGAGGACACCTTTGCACTCAAAGTACTCCTTTTTAACCTCTTCAGGAGCATCTAGAATAGTTGTATCATCATAAGGTACAGGCTTAACCTCAACTCCAGGTGCCAAATTAGGTATCTCTGGAATGTAAGTAGGAAGGTCCACCTTATAACCCTGTCTCCTCAAGTCATCCTTGACTTTGTCCTCTGCAGCTCTAAGCCTAGCAGTGGATACTGCCTTTAACTTTATAACCCTTCCATCCGGTAGTTGGAATTCAGTGGGTACAGTAAACTGGTAAGGTATAGTCATCTTTTGCTCCCCGGGGCGTAAGGCAGGATGTCTCTTCTGTGGGGGAGCGCACCTGAGAATCCTGCCCTACGCCGATTGATAATAATCTACCTATACTATCCCTGCCTCGAGTATTACTCCCCTAGTACCATCATCATCCCCAACAGCAAAAACATGATTGGGATTACAGACAAGGAGATCATTCAGTCCATTAGGTCCTGTGTTAGGCTGGATAAGCTTCCAAGAATTACCACCGTCAATAGTCCTAAGGACTCTTCCAACTCCTCCAGTGATAACATGGATCATATACCCATTCATCTCATCCCCTTCAGGGAAGGCAAATGCTCTAACTGACCCTGTACCAGCATTAGGGAAGTTATTCAGCCTAACCCAACTCCCACCTCCATCATAAGACATGTAGTGGTGACCCCCAGATGTACCAGCACTCCACCGACTTCTACTGTGAACCTCGATATCCAGAATGTTATTACCTGAACCTGTAGCAGATGCAGCCGTCCAGTTCACTCCTCCGTCAATAGTGTAGATAATGACATCTCCTGCTCCACCTGCTACACCGAACTTAGGTGAGAAGAAGTCGATGCAGTTTATCTGAGCACCACCTGAGGCTACTAAAGCAGATGTCTGCTCTTCCCAAGTTAACCCACCATCTACAGACTTGTAAATTCTACCTGTGCTTGTGCCTACCCACATCTGGTCAGCATCATAGATGCAAAGAGCATTAGGAGAGTTAACTGCCTCAGCATTAGTAGAACCTACATTGACTGGGGATGCCCAAGATGCTCCCAGGTTATCAGAGTAAGACATCTGGAGTGGGGTCCCAGCAAGGGTCATCCTAAAAGCAATTAGCCTAACTGTTCTAGCATCCAGCATAAAGGACTTTAGAGCAGTTATATTGAGATTCACCCCAAAGGGATCTGCAGCACTTGCCGCCCATGTTTGACCTCCATCCTGGGATACAAGGACATTTGCAGAAACTCCAGCCCCAGCATCACATCCAATAGCCATGGTATTACAGGGGTCTATAATCTGTTGGGAGCATCCCTCACCACAAGTAGAATACAGAGGGGAGGTTATGGCATTAAGATCAGTTACTTCCGTAGTAGACTTCTGGGAGGTCAGAATCTCCCATAGATCAACTCTAGGAGGTCTTGCTACTACCTCGTAGGATCTTAGCATCTCATCTGAAGAATCTCTCTGGGAGATATTAGAAACAGTATCATTCACCAAGTGAGCCTTGTGGACAACCTGTCCAGTAATCCAGTTAGCAAAGATCCCCTCATTTCCCTCACATCTCTGTAAAGCAAAAACAGTGAATGGGCAATTAGCCTGGTCTATCCAAGAAGCTGTCCGAGCATGCAGTCTCTCGATAGTGAAAGAGATCAAGTCAGGTGGAGAGGGCTTCTCTCCCAGGATCTGAAAAGCTCCCTTTCCATCCCTGCAGACAATAGGGTCAAACCCTCCACGGGGGTTAGAGATCTCGTCCAACCCAGTACAAGTCCCTAGGTAGTAAACTTCCTTGCCCGGCTCAAACTGGATAAATAAACTCGTAGCAGTAGACAGTATTACCTTTTCCTCATCTGCCATAGTATGCCTCCTTTATTCCTTAAACTGATTGATAATCTCAGAAAGAGTTAGACCTAAAACTCTCTGGATACAGGCCAGAGCAGGTATCCGCTTCTGGTAGAGATCATCTAGTGAGAAGATACCCTCATTTCTAAACTCCATAGCTAACTGGTGGGGGTCAAAGGGTTTTACCTTAATATCCTCCCACCTAACCCCATAGGGAATCCCTGCCTCAAGATCCTCAAGGGCAGCCTTTCCATCTTTGATAATACTACTAGGAATAACTACCCTAAGTAGACCCTTCTCAGATGAGTACTCAACTAGAGTTGACTTTCCCATCTTGTGGATAACCTTCACTCCAATTACTACAGATTTTCTCTCTTCCATACTAAGCTCCATGCCCAGATACCTCTGCTATCTGTTTCATAACATCTGAACCCCAGATCTCAAATTCTTTCTGCCATTCCTCCCCCAGGATCTCAGACCAGCGCCTGGGCTCTATACCTGGGTGCATGACACCTTTAGCAGCAACAAGAAATCCACCAGTCTGACCAGGAACTGTCCGAGTTACTCCAGGGGAGGACCCAGCAGTGTACTCAGACATAAAGAATAGAAGACCCCTTTTGTTACTAGGCTTAGGGTTGATAGCATGGGGAGGTGTTCCCTCATCAAGCCACAACCACTTCTTAGCACCTTCAGATTCTGGGTCCTCAGGCTCTATGTCCATTCTCACCCAAGTTGCACCCACCTTGTAAGTCTTCTTCCAGACAGGTCTCTCACCCTGCCACCCCTCGGTAACTAGATTAAAGTCCTCAAGGATTAACTGTCCCAACTCGTCAAAGGATTCTTTGAGTAGATCAAGCATCACTTGATCTCTATATGGCCCAGGTTTTATAGCCTTAAACCTAATCATCGCTACTGCACCAACTCAAAGTCCTTCCCAAGTAGATAGATAGCATCCCTGACATCTACATACCTTGTAGTACGCTCAGTAAAAGGGTAGAAAGCATCAGTAAACTCTCCATAGACATCATAAGGTGGGTCTACAACTTGGATAAGTTTGAGAAGACCTGCCTCCCCAAATCCAATGGATTTAGGCTTACCAGCTGGTTTCTTTTTAGTACACCCACAAGTCATGAGGTAACACTCCCACTTGTGTCATTTACTATAATCCGAGCAGCATTCCACTCAGTATGTGATTGCTCAGCCCACCCAATGGATGGGAAGAGGGCACCTGTTCCACCCTCACAGACATCTATCTCTCCATTCCGTATCTGTAGCAGCCTATCTTTAGCCATCTCAGCATATCTAGTCTTCTCATCTGCAGACAAACTAGGAGCACAGGGGCACTCATAGAACACCCGAGCAAGAACTATGTTTAGTTCAGCAAGGAAGTTTGCACCCCACGGGGACAGGCTACAGTCACAAGCACCAGCAGCACCTAAAGCAGCTTGGATATCCCCTGACGTTATATCCAGGTAATGCTCTATAGATGCCCTCTGGGCAGCATTCATAAAGACAACCCTGTAGGTCTCACCATTATACCAGGTTACTCCAGTAGCAGTTATAGTAGTTTCTGTTATAGCAGTAATAAGCCCACTCAAGTTCCTAGTAAGATTGTAGAGTACCATCCCTACATTGGCACGTCCCCCCAATCTTAAGAAATCCTGGTTAGGGTCAGTTAGAAAGGCATTAGGTGGAGCAGGGAGAACTACTCCACCCATGTCTACTCCAGAAACTAAAGCATGGGTACACCAAAAAGAGGCATACTGCCAAGCTTCTGCATACCTTCCAGTACAACCCACAGGGTCACTCCTCTACCTTCTTCTTCTTTGAGGGGTAGATCTTCTCAGCGATCTCCTTGGAGACAAGAGAGGCTAGCTCATCCTTCTTTGCCCCCTTTATATCTCCAGGAGTAACAAACCCAGCCTCAAAAAGAACCTTGCACTCATCATAAGTAAGGTCTGGGAAGTACAGCTTCATCCCTTGATAATGTTTAGGTAACATATCCACTCCTAGGTTGGGTTAGTAGTAGTAGGACCATTCATACAATGGTTGTTAATCCAGGCATCATTAGCATCTGCAGAGCAAAAGTCATTGTAGTCACCATTTGCCGGGACAGGCAGGAGGCAGGATAAGTAGTTATCTGCAACCATATTATAACCAGACCCAGCAGACGTATTTATCCCCTGGTTAGTAGCAAGAGCTCCACCTTGGGCATTGCTGTTATAAATATGGTTACCTACAATGAAGGACTGGGTTATCTCAGGAACTATGATGGCACCTGCCAGGCACTCTATAAACCAGTTATCCCGGATAATACAGTATGCAGATGCAGTTCCTGCAGGGTTAGCATAGATAGCATAGGAGTCTAAACTTGCAAAGAGACAGTCAGATATCTCTGCAAACCAGACATAATCTAGCTCTATTCCGATATCTATATTGGAGTCAAAGGTGCAGTGTCTAACTATCAAGTTATCCCCAAAGGTGGTAACACCATTCCAAGATGAGAAGATTGCTCTACCCCCTTTTGTTCCACCCTGGAAGGAGAAACCCTCAATGAGGCAGTCACAAGCAGTAACAGTAATACAGGTACCCGCACCTGCAGCAGTAACTGGCTCCCATACCACACCCACAGTACCAGCAGGGGCTACCCCTACCAGTCTGACACCTGGAACATTAAGTACAACCTCCTCCCGGATGGGTAAAGCATACCCAAGGGATGAGTCAGAGTACTGCCAGGCATTATTACCCATTACAGCTATAACATCCCCCCGGTAGGGTTGGCATAGAGCAATAGCCCGGGCAACAGTAACTAAGGGTGCAGAAGGAAGGGTCCCATCATTAGAATCTGAGGCATTAGGGTGGTTGGGGTCAACATAAAAGACTGCCCCAGAACTATGAGATCTAAGAACTAACTCTACATCTGAGCCCTTAACACCCATCTGACCGGGGAACCACTGAGGGAGTCTAGTCAATGGTATTGGCCAAATAACGTTTCCACCAGGCATAATAACCTCCTTTTACTTTCAAGGTAAATCCTGGGGAACCCACAGTGGAGGGGCATACCCAGGTTTTCTTGGATCTTTGATCTGGGGTGTAGGAGGAGCTCCTTGAAGAAGAGAGTTCACCTTTTGACGTAGTATCTCCTCCAAGAAAGCCGGTGTAGCTTGAGGGCCCCAAGCTGTAGGATCCGCTAGTCTATACCCAGTTGGGTTGGTTTTATCTGGGACTAACCCAAGAAGGGCAGCATGCTCAGGGCTGCCATGGGGTACATAATCTGGTTGGTTAGTAGTCATAGTACTCTCCTTTAAGCCGCTGTTCCACTTGAGTAGTAGGCACCTCGGGCATCAAACAGATTACCCTGAGTACCGTCAATGTAGGTCCCCCACTCGTCATGGACTTTGACGACCACATTTCCAGTAGCAAAGTCACCCATAATAGGAGGAACTACCCCACCCCCACCCGTCAGAGAAGTGATACTCTCAATGTCTGAGCGCTTCCGCAGGAGTAAGGGGGCAGGCACACCCTGCCGGCGGGCGAGTACAAAGGGTACAATCCCATTTGCTCTCCAATCAGAAAAAGCCCACCAAGGCAGGTTAGGAGCTACTGCAGCAATAAAGGGATTCTCAATCGGAACAAAAGTCCCTTTCACTACGTTGACTGCATTGGTCGCCAGCTCAGGAACTAGGGTGCTATTCTGGATGGTCGCTACAGTATCAACTAGACCTGAGGGGAAGACAATGTACCTAAGAGAAGCATTGATTGGCTCACCTCGGTCATTCAACCGCTGGTTGAAAGCCATCCGTGCCTCTGAGATCCGGGCGGTAGTCAACCGACCAGTGGTAGAGTATAAAGCACCTAAAGCAATCAAGCGGGCAACAGTCACAGCGTTGGTCATCATCCGAGAGACAAACTTCTCAAGGCTTCTCCGAGCAGCACGTCCCATTTCCATAGCGGTATCAGCAAAGTACCCCAAGTCGTCATTGACCAGTGCTTCCATTGAGAAGTCGAATTGCTTCTCAAACTTATAGACCCGGTACTGGCGCTTGGTAGCATCTACCATAGAACCAGGGCGAGCCTCGCCTTTCTCACCCACATATTCCAAGTCATCTAACCCAGCCCGGCGCTGGTAACGGGTGACTGTCATAAAGTTGGGTAGAGTATCTGGCTTTACTAGAGGCTCAAACTCAAAGCTCTTTTCTTGATAACCTGGAACCATTTGGCGCTGGACAAACTCTTGAAGGGCATAGGTAAAGTCTGCAGAGGTCATAACCTCTTGGAGTTTTGTCTCAGGGGTATCAAAGCCTCCATACTCGTTAACAGTAACCCCGTTGAGGGCAGTATCCAGAAAGCGGTACATATCCTTAACCTCCTGGATCCTAGCCTCAGGGGCGATCCCTTCAAGCCTAGCAAGACGATAGTTCATAAGTAAAGACACGATTCTACGCATAGTTCACCTCCAAAGAGATTAGTAGTTGTCAGGCCAGAGCATGACAGTAACCAAAGTATAGACCAAGGAGTTAGCAACAGACTTTGGCCAGTCAGCCGCTGTATTAGGACCCCCAACATAAAAGTCAGGGTAGTCATCCTGGTCATAGAACAAGTACCCAGCAAGAGGGTTACTATTCCCTGCATCATTGAGTGGTGAGCGGGACAGTGTAACTCCTGCATCAAGGGCCACTGAGTCGTCAATATAGACTGGTTCTCCAATTGCTAAGGACTGGTCAAAAGTAGCAGGAGACCCAGCACTGTAGGTCAGCACGTTAGCCACGTAGGCTTTAGCGCAGAACCCAGGGGCAAGATTAACCTGTGCGATAGAAGTACCAGAGTTATAGGTCATAACAACCCCAACCATGTTGATTGGACGCAGTGCTTTAGGTCCGATTGCCAAGAAAGGGTGCAAGCCATCAGCTAGATCATCCTTATCTCCAGCATTATCAGACTCTGAGTTTGGCCCCTGAGGCCATAAGTCCGCAGCAAGAAAAGCACGGGATAAAATAGGACCAGAAGATGACTCCCAGTCTGTACCAAAGTAGAACTCAGCAGTATTAGGCATAGTTTACCTCCTTATTTGACACCGAAAGCTCGGTCAATCTCTTCTAACCGTTGGACAATATCTTCCTCCTTAACCCCTTCAGGAGTAGAAGAAGAGCCTCCCACAGAAAAGGGTCTCCCTGAACCAGTAAGGGCCTTCAGGTACTCAACTTCCTTAGTTATAGCAGTACCGAGGTCTTCCTCAGTCTCATAGGACCCTTCTGCCAGTCGCTCCTGGGATACAGTCGGAAGCTTTGTCTCCCCTAATAACTTCTTAATAGTTTCTTTATCCAGCATAGTAGTATCTCCTTCAGTAATAGGTTCGTTAGGACTGGTACCATCCGGGAACCGCACCTGGGATCCCTCCTCGTTCTCAGATACCCTCAGTGCATGGCCACCTGCCCCTGCCCGGGTAACCCAGTCAACTGATTCCACATTAAGTATATCTAAAATCTTCTTGCCTTTTCTTCCTCCTTCCTCAAAGGTTGCCCTTTCTGCTACAGCGTCTGCAAGGATAGAGCATTCCATCTTTTCTAATAAACCTTTAGAATCCAGGTTGATAATCCTTTGGGCAAAACTGGGGTCATGGACAGCAACCCTTACTATAGGAGCACCATCCGAGGTATAGCCCTTCACCCCAGTTATAGTAGAGACCCAAGTTCTAGTCGACTTCTCACCAGGCTTATGGTCTGTCTCATACATCTTGGCCCCCACGAACTTCTCAACTGTCTTGTTTGAGGCAAGAAGTTCCTTGGAGTAATAGTGGTTATCTCTCTGGTTACCCCAACCTGGTTTAATTAGAACCACGTCCATCTCCAGGGCATTAGGTTCGGGTTGAACCTCCCCAACAAGCACAGGTGATCCGTCAAAGCTCTCAGAAACTTTTTCTACAACTACCATAGGCTCAGGTTCGTTACTCTCAATACTAGGCTCAGGTTCAGGTTCATTACTCTCAGTACTAGATTCGGATTCAGCCTCTACCTCCAAGTCCTTCCATGTCTTTCTAAATGTCTCCCTAAGTGCCTTCACTTGAGATAAAATTGACTTAGGTAGGACCCTCTCAGATAGAAGGGCATCCAGTGCCTTAACGGCATTGATAACTGCAGACTTCACAGTAGCAGCCTCACCTGCCTCTGTCTGGATATTCTCTATCTCTTTAGGGATCATCTCAGAGTACTCATAAACTAGATTATATAGTAACTCAATCCTATCTAAATCTGAATCTTCAGGGTTACAGTACAAGACATTCCAAATTAAACTCTGAAACTCATTATTTATCTCTTTGAGCTCCTCTGCTAGGGTATTTAGTTTCTTGTAATTCTTAAGATCCCTGAATGTGATTATGGTCGATGGAATATACTCAATTTCTGTCTGCTCTGGACCAGTAAGGTACTCCTCTCCAACCTTTTTCTCCTCCCCACGCCAAGTAGTAGTCCCAGACCACTGGTCCTTCAACCAGGCACAGAGTACAGTTGGGTCATCAATGCCTTCTACATCCTGGAGTTTACTCACACAGGTAGTAACACTACCATCTGCCCAATCCCCAAAAGTATCAATGAGGTTCTGGACTCCTCCAACCTCAGAAATTCCAAGTACCTCGTGCAACTTCTTTACCAGTAGAGACTTAGGTTTGTAACCCTTAGGAACCTCAGGGGCTTTCTCAGTTTTAACCTTTGTAGGCATCCCTTCACCTTCTTTCTGGTGTTTGAAGAACTGGACTTCCCTTTCCCGTTTCTTTGCTTCTTCAGGAGTATCATAAGGTCCACCCAGTTTCTTAGACCCATCTCTAGAATAAAGGTACCACTTACCAGAAATCTTCTTAATCATACTAGCACTGTTATAATCTCAAGTTCCACTGTTAGAAGATACCTGTCACTGGTTACTTGCGCATATTACTCTGTAATATGCGCAAGTAAACAGTGCTTCCCATGGATCTTTGAATCCATTGTAACACAAAACTCAAGGGTTTTACTAACTTCACGGCGCACAGCCTCCTACTATACTATTGGTATCCTGCCCAGTTCCAGCTACCCAGGCTGCTACTGTAGAATAGGTAGGTGCCCCCAGCTTGAATGAGATGGAATTAGTATCAAAGCAGTTGTAGTCGCTAGAAAGAAAGGCAGGAACTGAGGTTAGATAGATAGCAGAGGCAAACCCCAATCCAAAGACAACCCTAGAGAGGGTTATAGACACCCCTGCATTAGTTCCATAAACTACCCTGGATGGACCTATGAATGAGGTTCCCCTTACATTAGAGTCAGTGACAGTGATTGTCCCAGCACCAGTACTATAGATAATTAACGAGTTATCCAGAGAAGCATCAACATCTAAGTTAGAAACAGAAACAGTAGCACTACCAAAGTCTACTGCCCTTGATAATGTCCCAGTACATTTGAACCCATCTATAGTAGTAAGGATCCCCAAACTAGCCCCAAAAGTGGTATTGTGGACCCAACAGTTACTTATCACTAGAGAAGTAGCATTAGACTGAGCGAATCCAATATGGATATTCTCACAGTATGAGTCAAGGTAGGTTATAGTACCAAAGTTACCACTGACGTTCCTATGCCCTGAGAACCCATTCATACCAAACTGCTTGGCAGACATTAAGCATCTACATCTAAGGAAGACTGAAGTCTCCCCAGATGGGCTATCATCATTGAGTACAAACATGGTAGCTGAGGCAAGATTGTAATATGCCTCCTGGGCTGTAACATCTACCAGGTTAGACCCTCTCCTTACATAGAGATTATGCTTATTCCCATAGGATGCTAGGCAACCTATAACAGTAGAAAAAGGTCCTCCTCTTAAACTTCCGTCTTCATGCAGGTTACTCTTGGTATGGATTCCAATAAACTTGCAGTAAGACCTAGAGTACCCATCTAACCCAAACTGCCTATGAGTATATTCATAGGTCTTTCCATCAACCCTTGGGTCAGTAGAACCAGTAGAGTGGATATATAAAGTGATGGTACCAGAGGACCCTGATGGATACATAGACCCTGGATTGGCATCACAGTTTGCTATACTAGACTGCCTAGTAAGATACTGGGAGTTAACATAGACATTTAACCATGACTTTCCAGGGAACCAAAGTGGGGTAATAACACATTGGTATACGTTAGTGTACCCACCAGTCTTTGTCCACTCACCTGGGGTAATGACATTAAGAGCATTCAGTATAGGAGGAGCACCAGAACCGTATGCCATGACAGTGCACCCATCCCCAGGGACGTCTAACTGTTCTCTCCACTCACTACCTCTAGCAAGCCCCACAGATTGGCCAGCACCCCAAACTGTCTCAACCTGAGCAATGGTTTGAAAGGCTTTATCTTTCGACTTGCCTGTATTAGAATCAGACCCATTCACTGAGTCTACATACCAGTCAAACTCTTCCTCTTGGACAATCGAGGTAGGGTAAAAACTTACAGGTCTAGTTTTCCTCAGTACTCGGTTACCTTTTGGGTCAACCCTTCTGGTTATCCCAAACATAAGACACCTTAGAATAAATAAGCAGTAATCTGGAGGGTTCCTGGGGTACCTACTGCACCTGACTCTCTTGCTCTAACCATCATCCGCTCAATGACCGAGCCAAGGTGGATCACAAAGATAACAGATTCAACAGTAGCACCAGTTGCTTGGTAGGTTTGGTACTCACGCTGGACACGGGACCGGGTGTCTACACCTGCCACAACTCCACCCCCTGAGAAGATAAGTTCAGTTGACCACTGTTGAGCACCAGCAGGGACATCCACTGCAGACGCATAGATAGAGTACAGGGATTGCCAGTCAAAAGCTCCCCCTGCACCTCCACGGGTATAGGTGAAGACTAGAGCAACTTCTTGGGCTCCTGCCGTAACTATTTCTGTAGGAGTGGCATCCCAGGCACCAGCGGCAGGCAAGGCAGCCGATGCCCTTACAACGATAGGGTTTCTAAACCCTGGAGGGTTAGGTCTCACATTTGGAAGCATTAGTGTTACCTCTCTTTTCTAGTATTGACTTGAACTGAAGTACCCGCCTTGAAGCTAGGAGTACCTCATCTCTAGGAACTATAATCTTAGTTATACCTTTGTTAGCTTCAAAGTAAAGGTCTATGTAGACTAGCATCCTTGATAAAATCTCCTTGACCTCTTGGGGCATAGTAGTATCTCTATGGAAGGCACCGATGACCCTCCCATCATAGTAACCTATCTTAAAAGAGATTTCTGGGGAGTAATCAGAAGCATGGAAGTGCCATTGGTTTAGGTCTTGCCGATACTCCCAGTACCAGTCGTCTTGAGTCAAGATGGCTCCTCCTTTTCTCCCTCAGACCCTTTTGGGGCCTCAGGTTCACCCTTTAGTTGTCTGAGTATCTCATTATGGATCTTCAACTCATCCTTGTAACCAGGCAACTTCTTCATCCAGTCGTCATTTTCTACGGTGTTGTTTTTAATAACAACCTTCTTCTCCTCAGCCATTTTAGTCCTTCCTTGCCACAAAAGCAGTAAAATTCCCACCAAGGATAACCATCTCCCTCTCACTTAGACACCCAATACCAGACATAGCAGTAGAAAAGATGTTAGAAATAGGAACCTTTATACCAAGGGCTACATTCCCAAATATCTCAGTTGTACCAGGTCTGGTAGTCCAGGATTCTAAGCAGTTACCCTGGTACTCAACAAAGGTCCCAAAGTCCACATCTCCAGGGAAGTGGATACCTCGGTAAAGGTAAATCTCATCATCCCCCTTGTACCCCTGGGACTTGAAGAAGTCTTGAGTCTCATCATAAACTGCTCTAATAAACTTATCATAAGCCCCAGTTTCCCTCCAAGTCTCCGCTGCCTCCCATTCCTCTAGAAGGTCCATCTTATCTGGTATCCAAGGTGCAAAGAGAGAGTCATACCTTCTAGTAGCACCCTCCATCCTCTGCATTGCCTCATTTGCTTCCTCAGTCATCCCTCTACTTAGATAATAGGAGGCATCATCCCCTGCCTTGACAATTTCTCTGACTAGCATAGCACCTTCTTCTACTGCTGCATACCTCTCTTTCTGCCACTCTGAGAGTTCCGTTCCAAAAAACTCAGATGCTGCTAGTTGGAGGTTGAGTGAGGCTGGGCTATTATCATTTGAAGATCCAGCCCAAGACTTTACCAGATGGTTACATGTTTCATAGTCTAAACCAGATCTGCCTGACAACCCCTTTATTACCATATCTTTTGTCTTAGATGAGCCATATTCATCCATCCACCTGTGAGTAAGATCAAGGTGTTTCTGGTCCACTGGCCAGTACCCTGGACTAAACCTATTAGCTAGGACTTTAGCCCGGTCCTCAGCATTAAACATCTTTATCTGCCCTCTAGGAGTTTTGCCCCCTACCCCTCCTAGCTCCTTCTCCCTGTCTCTCAGATCCCTGTAGAGTGCAGCTTTAGCCTCAATCTCATCCCTACTACCACTAGTATAAGAACTCACTCCTATCTTAGAAAAACCTCCACCAGGTGCTGACCCTCCATGCTGGCCAGGAATTCCATCATGCCCCCAATTGCCAGAAGTAGGTCCACCCTCGGATGTTATCTCTAGAGTAACTTTGATAAACTCAATGGGCTCATCCTCAAGGGCAACAGCCGGAAGAACCTCCTGTATTCTAGAGTACTCCTTGCATTGCTCAGGGGTGTAGTAGAACACAGATTCATCTTGACCCTGCACCATACCCAACTTCCTGTAGAACCCCATAGCAGATTCTGCAGATACTAGTATCACCCCAGAGCCTGCCTTTGCCGCTCTGTCTACTATATCCTGCATAATTTGCCTACCCCATCCACTTTCACGGGTAGCAAGGTCCATGATCTCAATGTACTTACCATCAGGAATTCCCTCTCCAAAAGTGCTCTTTACCTTGTCTGGGCTCAACTGCCTTATCTGGGCAACTGCTGCCAGTTTACCCTCGCTATCTACAATCGCCACCCCTTTAGCACCTTTGGACTTCCACCCAAAGGAGGTAGCCCGAGCACCAATAGATGCCCGTTCACCCTCCCATCCCTTTACCTCCTCATGGAAGGCGTCTCCCTTAGGAGACCCGGGCTGGAAGGAGACTGGTTTGCCTGAACTAGCAGACCCTCCATGTTGTCCAGGTACTCCTAGGTGGCCAAAGTTACCAGAACCTTGACCACCTTCAGATAAACTGGAAGCATCTGACTCTCTCAACTGACCATTGTATACTCCTGAGGCAGACAAGAACTCATCCCGGGTAGCCCGTATAATCCCCCTGCCTTCACTCTTTGAGTCATCTGCCTGCTCAAACCAAGATATCTCCTTGCCATCCTCAACCTTTATTCTGTCATCAAGTATAAGGTTCTGGAGACGCTTGAGCTCCTTTGTATTGAAGTACCCAGTCATTATAGCAACACTCTTATCTGGGAACTCTCTTACCCTGATAACCCCAGCCTTGAAGATCTTGTCTATTGCCCCCTTCATATTACCAGGTTCCTGGTCCTCCTTGGTCAGACCTAATGCCTCGGGAGTTGAGGTATTCTTAATGTAGTTGAAGTGGTCCCCTTTTGCATCAATGAGTATCCCATCTGGATTTACTAGATATGCCTTTCCAATGCTACTGGATGAAATCTCATCATAAGAACTAACTGCTCCTTCTATCTTGGGTGCAGACCCACCATGTTGACCAGGCACTCCCACATGGCCAAAGTTACCAGAACCAGGACCACCTTCAAACAGAGACAGGTACCACAGCTCATGGGCAACCTCAGTAGCTTGGGGACCTGTGAAAATATCCCCATCAGGGTCAAGCAAGATATGCCGACAGCGGTACCCCTTGCACTCAAAGTTCTCATTCCCAGATTGCCCTGGGATTAGCCCATTCTCTACCCACCACCTGGCAGGATAGGTCTTCCCCTTGAGGTACTGGCATGTACTACAGGACTCCTCTCCATCTTCACCCCCAAAGGTCAAGGGCATCTCAAGTGCCCCCCGAACCCTTGCCTCAGAGTAAATACCATCTAAGGTGTGGGTGTACCCCTCAGCCCTTGCCCAGATCCACTCTGCTACCTCATCTGGGTCTAATTCCCTCTTGAGTGACTTAAGGTCTTCCCACAGGCCGTCTGCATACCCTGACTCAGTTTCTATTCTACCTACTAACCAGGTAACTGCCTCATCCGGTATCTCCCCTCCCTTAGAATCTGCCCAGCCTGTATAGAAAGTTATGGTAAAGGCGTCATTAACAGCCCGGCGGAACTGGTTCCGGAAGCGGGTTATACTAGGATTTCCAGGGGAGGTCAAGTAGTCGAGCATAATATAAGACAGAGTCTCTTGATACTCTAGCTTTATCTCTGATAACGATTGACCCAAAGAGAACTCCCCTGCCTTAGGGGCGAATCTCTCTAAAGGTCTTGAAAACTCCCGTAAGGATACACTCCCACCTAAAGTAGAAACTTTAGTTGCTAACATAAGAGCATCCCAAGTATCCTGGAGGTACCCATTAGTCCCATCCCACTCTATCTTGTCAGACTTAGGGAGTTTCCCCTGGTCATACAGATTCTGGAGCTTTCTAAGGGTTTTAGTGTCAATCCTCTCAGTTTCTAAGTTGAGATAACTGGGGCCTCCAGTAACCTTCACACTCCTTACCCTGATAAACCCAGCCCTCTCCACCTTAGTAAGGGGAGATCCCCTCCGTAGATCTTCTGGTTTCAATCCAAAGACTTCAGGGTTCCCCCTCACAAAGTCCTCATGGTCACCCTCACCTTCAACCCCTGGTTGGTTTGTATCTACAAGCTGCCCTCCAGGGGCTATAAAATAAGAAGCAGAAGTAGCCCCTTTTAGATCTACTTTAGTTATCTGGTCAAAGGTCTCCTTATACTCTATAGAAACCGATCCAGGAGTGGATCCCCCTTGTTGCCCTAGTATCCCGGAATGCCCAAAGTTGCCAGATCCAGGGCCTCCCTCGGATAAATCCTCAGGGTCTATCAGACGGGGTTTCCACTGTCTCATCCCTCCCCCTAGGATGAGTATCTGTTGAGGAGAGAACACTCTAACCTCCCCAGGCATGACAATAGCATCATACCCAAGAGATCTCAATGCTCTAGAGTAATCCCCCATCAGACCAGGGTCCAAACCCCTCTTCCCCATGTACTCTAGGACATCTGGGTTCTCCCACCCCCCATCAGTCAGGACATTATAGGGGTTAGATGAGAAGACCTTTACCGCAACTACCATTCCATCATCCCCAGTATAGTCAGCAGCATACTTGGGGTCAAAAGAAAAAGAGATCCCCTCATCATCATTTAGTTCATCCGTGGACACTTGGAAGCCTTGGTTGATAATATCCTTGTAGTGAGGAGACCCATGGTACAGAGTATCTTTTACCCTGCTCTTCTCTACGAACTTCTCTCCATCAGAGTCGAACCCATACCGGGTACCAGTAGGCAGTAACCTGCCCACTTTAGGTGGTCTAACAGGCATACCCCCAGTACCTGCTTTTGACCCTCCCTGCTCACCTGGGATACCCTCATGCCCCCAGTTTCCAGAACCGGGGCCTCCTTCTACTAACTTTTGGTAGAGGCTCTCCCTCATTCTCTAGAAACTCTCCTGTAGGCTTCCATAACTCTCTGTCTGAACTCTAAGAAAGCCTCTTGGGCTTGGCGCTCCTTATGACCCTGCTCAGAAGGTCCAGTTTGAGCTTGAGTAGAACTACCCACACCGAAAGCCTCATCTGTAGTTAACTCTTTAGCATCTACTACGCCTAGAGTCTGTAGGATGAGATTCCAAGAGGTTGCCAGTATCTTCTTTGCCGTCTCCTCAGGCACCTTATCTGTGAGCAATGCCCCAACAGCCCCAGTTACCCCAGATACAAGCTGGGCAAGGTCTGTCTGGAGGAGCTTATCCGTTGAGATCTCAGCATCATAGGTCTTATAATTTGCCCCATTGTACTCCTCTTGAGCCCACAATACAATCCTAACCATCTTGCGGAATTGGGCTGCCCAGAATTTCTGGTAGCGTGAGAACTGCCGGTACATGGGGCTCTCCATGGATGAAGCTGTTGCTAACCGGTAGGCATCCCCAGCTCCCATCCAGTGTGGGTAGACCCCTCCCCCCAATCCTGCCATGAGCAGCAGTGCCTCCCCGTCTGTCTTTGCATCACCAGCAGACGTCCCTAAGTTCAGGTTAGAAAGTTCAGCGGACTGGTTCTCAAAGAAGGTAGAACCTGCGACTGCTGGCGGGTTAGTCTCAAGAGAGTTAGCAGCAGAAAGGGCAGATTGCATCTTTGCCCTCATTGCCTCAACTGCCCTGGATCCCCCTTGAACCTTCACCTTCCGGACAAACATAGCAACAGCAGCAGCTACAGCTGCTCTATCTTCTCTAAACTTCTTATGAGCCCGTGACCAAGGTGCCCCAGCAGACATCAAAGGCCAACCTCGGTCCCCACCTTTCCGATTGTGGGCAATATGCAGGCAGAGTACTGTAGTATTCTCCCGCATCTGGTCCGCCCGGATGGCACCCCTAGGTAGGACCTTCTCAACCAAGGGTACTACCTCACCTGAGGAGGTTATATACTCCTCGTCTAGAGCCCCTGAGCACACCGCTAACCAGTCTGGGTAGTAAAGCTCCTTGAACTCTCCTGAGGTAGTATTGTACGATCTATGATAAAACAGAACCTGGTCCTTGTCATCTGGGTGGGTTATAATCTCAGTTATTTCCTTGGTATCTACCTCTCTCAAGGTTGCCTTACCATCGAGGGTAGAGATAAAAAAGAGTAAGAACTTCTCTCCATCTACTAGGATATCTTCAGACATAAACTGCAGTGAGTCATCTGCAAGGATGGGTTGGTTCCGGTCTGCTTTCCAGAACTCATTCCAGGGTTCCTGAGCATCCTCATCTACAGGAGAGATAGCAATATTCTCTCCAAACCCAAAGTTAGTCCACAACCAGACGATCCACTGGGAGATAACGTCATACCGGAAGAGGCGCCTGCACTCATCAACTGCTCTGAGTCGCTCCCCCTCAGAACCCTCAAGGGTATTATACCCTACAGACCCCACCAAGTCGTAGCCCATAGAGTTTATAAAGTCTTGGAGCAATGCAGAGTCAATCTCACGTAGTTGGGCAAGCAAGACATCTGGGGTCATCAGATAGGGACCTTCCATGTAGGCTTCATAGAGCTTCCGAGTGGCCGCCTCAAGGCGAGCCTTCTCTTTACCCAGTATTAGCTCAGTCAATCGTTCTCTGATAGTTACCATAGTTAGTACTCCACTCCAATCCTTACTGGGTTATAGATAATCTGCTCCTGGTCCTCCACAGGTGACCCCAGTAACCCCGTCACCATGTACCGCAGGCAGTCCAAGAGATGGAAGCTTTCTTTGTTCTCTATTGCATCAGTCGGCATAGAGTTCTTGTCCACAACACGCCGGTAGGTACCAATCTCTGAGAGTAAACCGATACAGCCTTTATGGATAAACAAGACCCGGGAGCGGAACAGTTGAGATACTCTGTCAATGCCTGCCCAAACGTCAGTAACCCCAGGTGCCTCAAGGGGTAAACCCCAACCTGACCAGTCTACTCTAGCCTGGCGTTCTGAGGGACCCCCACCAAACCAGCGCCAGATTGTCTCATCCCGTGAGAGGTCTAGTATGTTCTGGACATGCCCACCTGTGGTAAGCCCATACGGCTGCATGTACTCCCGGTAGATATGCAGGGTCCCATTCTGAGGGTCATAGGCTCCCCACAGACAAGCCACATAGGCACCCAGAGGGTCAATGCCGACTACTCTTGGCCAAGTGAGGGGTGGTACAAAGGAGTCAATAGTATTATACTCCTCATCAAAGCTCTCATAGATGGCACCCTCAGGTACCACCCACAAGCCCTCAAGGAGCCTTGCCCTCCGGTTGCCAGACAGCTTCCCTAGAACTGCTAAGGTCCTATTCCCGGCAGATGTCCATGCCTGCCTTTCCTCATCCCACAACATGGGGTTATCCTTGTGCTTGCTATGGAGTAGAGTTAGGTCCCCCTGCCTAGACTTAGACAGGATCCAGTGGGTTGGAGCAGACGGGTTGCAGTCCCCAATCAGCTGGGGATAGAGAATATTACCAGCACGCCCAGTGGCACGGGTTGAGAGCACCTCCCACTCAGCTAGGGACAGCTCCTCACACTGGTTGACATAGATCAAGTCCCTTTCTGAAGAGAGCACCTTGTCCGGGTTGTCCATCCCACCTACCCAGACCTGAGACCCGTTGGGGTAGTTATAAAGTTCAGGCTTGGACCCACCAAGCATAACTACCCGAGTCCCCCTCCCAAGCACCTTCTTGGAGTATGTCTGAAGAACAGACCCTGCCATACTCCGGTACGTCTTGCGGACAATAGCAATCTGGGCTCCTGGGTACTTCCAGGCAATAGCATCCAACTTGTGGAGGCAGGCCAGAGTCTTACCCGTCTCGGAAGGTCCCTCAATCACAACCTGCTGGTCATGGTTAGACCAGAGCTCCTTGGCTGCCCCTTTTGGGCGGTATGCCCCAGGGACATTTGAGTCATCAGGTAACTCAGCCAAGATAAAAGAGGTCTTCAAGGGTCCACCTCAAGTCAAGTAGGTTCCATGTACCGGACAGCTTTCTTTATACAGACATACCGGCCCTTGAAGGGGCCATCCAAGATAAGCCCCCAAGCATCAGTACCATCTATGTCCCCTAAAGCCACTACTTCACCTGGAGGGAGCGACCCTACTTTAGGGTGGTATTGGCCAGGTCCAGCTTTTACTTCCAGGTGAAGTACTCCAGGCTTGACCCTGAAGTAGAATGGGGTTAGACTAGGAGCCTGGGAAGGGGTCCCTAGTAAGGAGGCAGCGGGCTCAAGCAGATCATAGCGGTTTTTAGCCACGACAGAGTCTAAAGACCAAAACCAGAACATCTCAATACCCAGCTGGCTTATACCCGTCTGTATAAAGTTGGCTATATCCGCTGGAGTAGGAGACCAAGAGGGAGTGGAATACATAGCACCTAGGGGCTCCTGGGGTAGAACCCTAATGTCATCATACTCTGAGACGGACTTAAGTAACTGGCTCCCAGGGTTATGAGCCCCCACCCAGTAGCACTGTTGGGCAACATGGGTCATCCTATCTGCCCTAAGGAACTCCTTCCAAGGGAGAGTAGGGTGGGCTGTGGGGTACCGGTAGGAGCACATGCCGACTGGGTGCCCACTAGGGAGACCCTTTAGCCCCTCCATGTAGGTCTTAGCAGATGAGTAACGGTAAGGGGAGGTCTTCCATCCTGCTCCTGCAGCCTCCTCAATGTCCAGTTTAAGTGACCTAAGACCTAGCGTCTTAACCCGCTCAACTGCTACTTTAGCCTGAGTACCAGGAGACACAGCCGGGAGCGAGTATGGGTAGATCCATCCATGGACCTCAATACCACCCTCCTCAAGTGTCTTGATCCAGACACCCTTGAGGTAGGAGTCATTACCAGTCTGTTTCCCTTTGGCATCCACCTGGTTGAACTTGAAGGTACCATCTGCTACCTTGACACAGAGGGCAGAGATATTGTAGGTACTGCATAACATGAGTAACTGGTCGAGGGGAAGGCAGTCCTGGATATGCCAGACAAACAAGCCATACTTAGCAGTCAACTCTCTCCTCCAGTCGGCATCCCATCAGAAGGGGCATCTCCCCCAGGGGGCACACCCACCCTCTTGAGTAGAGGTACTGCACTTGCTGGTATCACCCCAATGGTCTGAAGGTTACCCAGGATCCCTCCTACTGCAGCAAGAGCAATCGAGCCCCAGGCTATCTTTGCCGCTCCTGCCGTAAAGATCAAGAAGGTCTCGTACCCTGGGATATCTCTCACAACTTCAGGAGGTATGAGTGGAACTAACTCAAGGACCAACCACCCCAGCAACTTTGGAGCATAAAATGCCAAGAAGTCTGGTAACTTCTTCAGCTCAAAGTCCTTAGTAACAAAGATGGCTACTGCTACCCCCAGGATGAGCTGGACAAAGATCAACCCCAGAGTCACCCACAAGTAGGGCAGCATGCCTTGGACAAGAGAAATAAACATTGTCTAAACTCCTTTCCCTAACTAAAAAGGGGTACTTCAGAGGTCCTCATACCGGACACCCTGAACTACCTTTACAATGACATCTCCTAAGTCCTGGAGGTCTATAGTCTCCCCCCACAGCTTTAGGTGTTTACCCAGTATCTCTAGAGCCTTCTGGGCGTCATACAGCTCAAAGGTGAACTTCCCCTTATCCCAACCTACTTTCTTAATCAGATACCCCTTCTCCTTGACTAGGTCCCAATTTACTTCCCTGCCGACTACCTGCACCGTACCATCTGGTTGGATCTCAAGGACCTCCTTGAAGAAGTCGGCAATGTTAGCAGTAGCCTGCTCAGATAGCCTATGCAGTATCGAGGGCCCAGAAAGTACCTGGTTAGCAAGCTCTTGGTCAATGATCTCCCGGATATGGGGTTTACCAAGATAAAGAGAAGACAGGGATCTAGCCCTCTCAGGAGTAGTCGCCCCAGCCTCATAAGCTGCCTTTACTCCATTCAGAGTCTTCAAGTAGGCTAGCACGAACTTCTTCTCCCTACCTGTTAGTGGGACCATCTTTGTCTCCCCAGTATGGGGATCCCGGTGGGGCTTCTTCCAGTTAGAAAGGCTTAGCACAGAAGTACCTCCTAGGGTAATTATAACATACCTTGGGCAGTAAAAAGGGATAAATTTTCAGTCCTCAGGTAGAGAGACAGCTGTCCACCCGTCCCACCACTCCAGGGTACCATTAAGTAACTTCAAGGCGGTCCTGTACTTCATACCAACTTTCTTGCAGACCTCCCGTATTTGGTCAGACGTCTTGAGGGGTCCATAGATATCCCCCACAGGGGACTCCAGGTAGTACTCTAACTCAGGAGGCTTCCAAGGGATAGCATCCATCAAGTCAAACTCATCTGCCTTCCGCCACCCTTTCGAACTCTGGTACTCCCCCTTATCTACAGACCTCATGTTGTTAGGTTCCAACCCGAACTCTCTACAGAAAGCAGCCAGGTTAGTGATAGGTCCATACACTACCCCATCAGGGGAGACAAACCCTTTCCACACCTTCTGGTGGATCTTTGCCATCTTCTCTGCAAAGGCTCTGGACCTCCTTGGGATGGACCTTTTAGGTCTTTTCTTTAGGTCCCAATCTGGCTCAGTTCTATAAAGTTTTTCCATTTCTACCTCCTTCTAACACTGGTAACTCCTTACCCTAACACTGTTTACCCGTTTGTATTACATAGTAATACAAACGGGTAACCAGTGACAGGTATCTTCTAACAGTGCTTCTTGAGATTCTAACAGTGCTAATCCACTGTTAGAAGATACCCCTAAAAACTGAGGAGATTTCACCAGATTTAATCTTGATCTAACCTTCACTGTCATAAAATACCCGTCACTGGTAAAATATTTTCTTACTAAACTCCCAGGTAAACAGTGCTTCCCTCTAATCTGTCTCTAATCTTGCCTTATAACTACAGGTAAATACTGATAACTGCAGTCTAAAGGGTATGGTACATTCCCCGGGCTTACTACCCCCATACCACCCTGGATGGCTACCCAAGCATCCTTTACATACCACCCTGGGTATGGGGGAGTTCTAAACTCAGCCTTAAGGTACCCAGCACCATCTCTAGCTAGTAGCACCTGAACCTCTAAGGGGTACCCCTCTAACAAAACTGCCCCAGGTAAATTAGGGTCAGGCAAGAAATTCTCATACCGTAAAATGGCCGAGTTACAGGTACCCTGGACGACCAGAACCCTCGCTGGTTTAGCCACTTCCCCCATGACAGGTTGGGGGCTCAACACAGCCCAGATAAGCAATATGACGAGCATTCTAACCTTCATTTTACTCTCCTAAAGACAACCCCTGGTGGGGGGTCGCATGCTTTTCTTGCCTCCTTGAAGCTGCCTTTCCACCCAGAGCGGGAGACTCTCCCCTTAGTATACGAGTATACCCATTGAGAATAAACCTGGCCAAAGACACTACCATAATCTACAGCTACCAGTTTTATAGTGGCTTTATACCCTGGAGCAGTAGCTACCCAGCATGCGCCAATCTCATCCATTTTAGATTTTACTCTCCTAGTATGAAGTCTAAGATAATTAAGCTCAAGATCACCAAAGACCCCAGGAGTACTCCCAGTAGGCTGAGAGCAAACATAAGAAAGCGAGTGACCAGATGATAAGAGTCAGTAAGATACATCTTGCTAGCTCACTTAGTAACTCTCTCATGGCGGTTCTTGCCCCTTAGCCTCTTAGTTACCCTCTTGTAGGTTCCCTCAGATTTCTGGATCTTCTCAACATGTAGTGCTGCAGACCTGAGCTCATTCCCAAGCGCTCTCGCCTCTGATGGCGCTAGCGCTATAGTAATGCCATCTATAAGCAGGAAGATCTTGTCTTCTACTACAGAAACTCTTGGTTTCATAACCGGTTTACCTCCTCATTCAGGCCATCCACAAAGTCAAAGAGTGGCTTGAGTACCTTGTTGGCTAGAAAGGCCCCAAAGTGCCTTCCCTGGATCCTAGCTTTAGATGGGGGTTCCATCTCTACATCATCCCCAAACCAGGTTCTGGTAATCATGCCCTGCATCTTTTCAAAAGCATCTTGAAGTATATAGAACATGATGCTAACTTGCCTCCAATCTTTTAAGGTTTTAGGGGTATTCTGCCCCATTGAATAAACAGTGCTTCTTAAGATTAATTTAAGATTCTCAGTGGAGCCTGTATAGACGTTTTCCAGGCTTTCCTGGCCCTCCCTTCTGAATGATACAGTCGATCTCACCAGACTCTTGGAGGTCCTTGAGGACCTTCCTAACTAAAAAGTCGCTGGCAGATACTACAGAAAGCAGTTCCTCAGAAGTTACTCCCTCATCTATCCTAGCCAGCACCTGGAGTATCTTAGTTTTTAGATCACCAGAGTCCTCTTTCTTTTTTACCTCTGGGTAGTACCCATTGGCTAAATCTGGGAATCTATACGCCCAGTAAGTAGGTTGTGAGCTCTTGAACTCCCCCATGACCTCTACCCATCCATCTGGGTCTGGTTCTTCTCCTTTCAGGTAAAGGGATGACTCGCTGAAGGCATGGAAGGCGATTGAGCCATAAGAACGCTTACCTATATCTGCACCTCCCTTAGACCTATGGTGGACCAAGATTACCGCTGCTTGGTAATCTCGCTGGATCCTAGACGCCACAGAAAAGACCGTCTCGGATACTTCAGATGCCTTGTACTCGTCAATCCCCAACAACATCCGTAGTATGGGGTCAAAGAAGACTGCCCGTATTCTTCCATGGATACTGGCCACCCGATCTAGGTAGTCAAACAGCAACTGGGACCCATCTGGTGTAAAGAGAAACTCACGGGTGAGGTCCAAGTAGAAGGGTATGCCCCGTTCTGGGAACTGGATGTGGGGTATTGATAATCTCCCTCCCAGACCCTTGCTCAACATGATCTTAACTAACCTATCCTGGAGCAAGAAGTTTGGGTCTTCTTTAGGGACAAAGACCACTGCTCCGGGATCTGGCGCCTCAAAGGTACCTAAAAAGCGAGTGCCAGATGCCACGGACAAGGCTAAGTCTAAAGCCAACCAGGATTTATACATCTTGGGAGCACCAGCAATTACTCCAATAGTCCCAGATAGCCAGACATCTTTCACAAGCCAATCCTCTTCTGTTTGCTGGGACCCCAAGAACTCATCAAGGGTCACAAAAGACACAGGTGTTGTGGTAGGTTCAGGTATGAGTTCTAGGATGGTTTTTAAAGCAAGGTCCGTGTCTCTACATCTCAGCCAGAAGTCCCGCAGGTCTTTTTCTCCAGTTAGGGGGTTGACCAACTTTTGGGTTGGGAAGGGTAAAAACTTCAGCCCCACAGCCAGACAATCTTTGGACAGTTTCTCCTCTCCCTCTCGCCCTCCTTTATCTGCATCTAGCACAGCCACTACCTCACGGACACCTAGCTCCTTCAAAGAGGCTAGTGCACCCTCTAGAGGCGTGGAGGCTCCTTTAGTCATAGCATAGGCTACCAGCCCAAGGTGCCTTAGTACTCCTGTGTCTGACTCTCCTTCACATAGGAATATCCTCGAGGTTACCTCCTTTGGGTAGGGCCATAGGGGAGGGGATCCCCAGCCTGGAGGGTCCCAGTTGAACTCTTTGCTGCCAGCCTGCCTTAACTTTCGTACCTTAAGGTTCTCCCAAGTAAAGGCTACTGAGTTCTCCTCGAATGCTACTCCCCATACCTCCCATTCAATAGCCGGTATCCCGGTATAAGCTTCCCACCAAGATCTAGAATCCTGGGTTATACGGGTAGACACTTTCTTTATAGTAATCCTAGGTTTCTCTTGGGACCCACCTAGGCATTCTAGGATATGTTCATAGGAGCACCCAGCAAAGCAGTGGACAAGTACATCTCCATTAGAGGTGGGAGAAATTGAGAGCGAGGCTTTCAGGTCATCATGCCCGGGGCACAAAGCCATATACTCATCTCCTACCTTGGTGACCCCGTCTAGTTGACTTAGCCACCACTGGAGATCTCTTTTCTCCTTCACGGGTCTAGGCAGTCAGGCTGAGTGTCTTCACCTAGTGCCGTAGGTAGTACATCAGGGGGCAAAACTCCTTCCTTGCTTAGTTCTCTATGCAGCTTTTCATAATCAGACAACCTCGCTCTCAGGCCATTTTCTATTTGAGATATCTTTGGTTGAGACATACCTGCCCGCCTACCCAGTTCTGCTTGGGATAATCCAGCTAGGAGCCTGTAGAACCTTAAAACCCTCATTGTACCCTACCTTTCTTAGTTAGATCCCAAGTATAGTAGTATAAGCAGTATGCTAGCAACCAGGAATCCTGCCCGTTTGAGTGCCTTGAGAATAGACAGCTTAGTGCCTATGGGGAATTCCCCGTGCTCATAGTAAGTCATGGTTTCTCCATTGGGCAGCTTGGCAACCCTATGGCTTCCTTTGCCCATCCGGATCTCACACCCTTGGCCCTCTAGTAGTTTTGTAACATCTTTGCCTGTTTTAATCCTGGTCTTCTTCATAGGTGCCCTCCATGTAGTAGATCTCTTCAAGGTCCTTATTGGTGACTACTTTATAGGTCCCTGAGACGGATCTATCATACCCCATAGCCTCAACCTTATCTAAAATCTCATCCCACAAGGCATCTGCTTCTGCCTGTGTCATACCTTCTATTTGGAACTGAAAGTAAGCGTACTTATCCATAGTTTCACCTCAGTTTAGCATGTCTAACTTTTTAGTAATAACGAAAGCGGGGTTACCACTAAGGTTGGTGAGCGTAACAGGTCCAGACCCGGCCAGCCTTAGTGACTCTAAGATTGCCTTCTCTCCTAAGCCATGTAGTCGCAAGAATTGAACTACAGAACTCTCATGTTTGAGTAATAGTAATCTAGTCTCAAAGAAGGCGTCCAGTTCTACTCCCCTCTTAGACAGTAAGACCAAAGGGCTTTTTAGAATAATCTTTTCTAGTAAATAAGCTTTCATAGTCTATCCCTCCCATTTCTTAAGATGCCCCCAGCGGTCCCCCCATTCTAAGTCTACCTTGAAGGGTATCTCCCCAGGGTCAATAATCTGAATAGTTTCCATAGTTTTAACCATCAGTGGGGCAACTTGGGGGACAAGTTCCTCCTTGCAGAGAACCATGATAGAGTCATGCACTAAGAATAGTATCCAGGCACCCTCTTTAGGAAGAAGAGCATGGAGCCTTACTGCAGAGTCCAGGTTGATATCCGATGCCAACCCCTGGATGGGAGTATTGACAGAACGCCTTTCTACGTCCCCTCTGTTCTTGTAGAAGATAAAGGGGAAGCGCCTACGCCTGCCTGTTGCTGATTCTACATACTTGTACTTATGGACAAACTCGTGCTGCTTCCTAATCCACTCCTTGAACCCAGGAGTACTATCTAGGATACCTTCTAGTATTTCCTCAGCCTGTTTTAGTGTCCAGGACTGGTTATACTCAGTTGCGAGTATCCTTGCCTCAATACCCTCCACAAGAGATTTGGCACCACGTCCATAGAGTACCCCGAACCTGAGACACTTAGCAGCATACCGCTCACCTTTTGAGATCTGGTCTGCAGGCTTACCAAAGACAAAGCTAGCAGATTCTGCATGGATATCTCTACCATCCTTGAAAATCTGGATCATGGTAGGATCTTGGGAGTAGAAGGCACCCACCCTAAGTTCGAGTTGAGAATAGTCTGCTAGCAGTAACTTGTACCCCGGGGGTGCGATATAGGCATCTCGGATTAGTGGCCCCATCAGCAAGGGTTGGTTTTGAGGGTTAGGGTCTCGGTAGGCTATCCGCCCTGTGTCTGTCCCATGGATCAAGACGTCAGGTCTAACCCTCCCATCTGGGTCTAGCCGGTTGAGCACACCCTCAAGGTAGGTTGAGATGACTACTCCAACCTGCCTGTAGTTTATGAGTGTCTCAATAAACTCACGGACCTCAGGTGACCAGTCATGCCCTCCTTTCTCAAGTTCAAGCGACAGTTCTGTCTTACCTGTAGAGGGGACCATAAAGCCCATGTCTTTGAGAACCTTCTTTACCTGGACATGGGAGCCTGGGTTGAAAGAAGGCACCCCATGAGCCTCAGCTATACGGGTAAGCGTCTCCTTGAGTGAGGCATGCTCAACCTTCTTCTCTGCAAGGAGCTCCTCCATGTAAGGGACATCTATTGGGATGCCTGTCTTTTCTACCTCGCAGAACATTCTTGCCGCAGGGATAAGTTGCCTTTCAACTAGAGTTAGTAACTTAGGTGACTCCATCGGGAGTTCTTGATAAAGGTCTTTATACAACCTGAGTGTGAAGTAGACATCCAATGCCTGGTACTCATACATGGTCTGGTAGTCCCGCTCCTCCTCCGGCAGTTTGAAGAACTTCTTGAAGTCAAACCCATAGTGAGTATCATAGCGGACCCTAACTTGGGTCTTAAGGCTAGAAATGGAGTAACTCCTGCCTTTAGGGGCTTCTATACTGGGGTCATCTCCTCCTATCCCCCTCTCATCCTGGGCATACTGCATTAGCATAGTATCTGCTATCCTTGGGGGCTGGATCTCCTCCTCCAACCACTTTTGGAGGAACTGGAGATCGAACTTGAAATTGTGCATAACGAGGAGGTGCTTGTCAGATTTAAGTAGCCTCTTTACTGCACTCTTTACTTCAGGGTCCTGGGCACTACTAAAAGGTATGATGGCTGAGTATCCGATTAGGTTGGCCTCGTCAAGAAACACCCCAAACCCTAATGATATAGGTTGGTCATAGTAGTATGAGAACCCGGTAGTTTCTAAGTCGCAGGAGACAACAGGGAACTCATCCAGTGTATCTAGCAGGTTGATAATCTCTCCCTTCTCAGTACAGATAGCCACCTCAACCTGGGTAGGCTCCATAGGAGTATCCCTTGTAGCAAGTTTATAGGTATCAGATGCAAAGTCACGGAACAAGTCCCATCCCCGTAGTACCGCAGAAGGGTGGTAAGTTGCTACTCCAAAGGCTTTGTAAGGCACTTCTACTAGATCCTCTTCACCTAAGACGGTCTGCATACCAAACTCTATCCATTGCCCCATGCCCTGGTTCTCTGAGATCTTAGCAATCTTTCCAGGTGAGATCATTGCTTGAAGAGCAGTGCCTCCTAACATGAGTATCTTCCTAGGATTGACATCCATCAGTTCATTAATCAACCTACCATTGCAAGCAAGTACTGCTTTAGGAGTGGGAGTAGCATTATCTGGAGGTCTGCACAGGCAGGCATTAGTGTAGTAGACCTCATTGGGGTCAATTCCTACTGCCTTCAAAGTGTCCCTCAAGAGCTTTCCAGACTCACCTACAAAGGGCTTTCCCTGGAGTACCTCATTCCTGCCTGGGGCCTCACCTAAAGCAACTATCCCGCCCTTCCTTCCGTACCCTAGAACAGGCGGACAGTCCCTCAGGGGACACTTCTCACAACCTGAGTAGTTATCTATCATGGCTTCTCCTTTGGGTTCTTCTTACAAACTCCAGAATCAGAAGGTCTTGATAATCCAAAGTACGCCCTTACCTTGAGCCCACAGTACTCACATCTATAAGTTTCGGTTAGATCTGAATGGGTTACTAGGTTATCTCTAACCCACTTATGAGGTCCAAAACTCTCATTTGGGTTAGCCCCTGCATATTTTATCTTGCCTCCAGGCAAAGTTATAGTATAACCCAGTCCAGGGAATCTGGTACAGACACTCTTTAGCCAGTATACTGCCTCAGAAGGTGTCTGAAAAACCCTCACTGTACCCTTAGTAGTATAGAAGTAGTCTCTAGAGTCCTCATCCTGTAGGGCATATTTGCCTTTATATGGTACTACTTTTACCTTGATACTAGTCATTACTATCACCCTCCAGATACAAGAAGATACCAAAACCAATACTAGGAGACAGAAGGCATACTAGTAATGGTTTCATCCCCAAGGATACTAGAACTAGACCTACAAAGGTAACTGAAACTAGTATCTTGAAGTAAACCTTCAAATTGTCCCACCAGCTTTCCTCCATTTATACAACTCCATTAGTTATAGAGTCAAAGATGCTAGTATTATGCCTAGCTATCTCCAGCCCCTCAGGGGTAAACTCATAGTGAAAGTAGTTCTCAGGGCGCCTCGGGTACTCAGGTACTACAGAAGTCACAGGATCCAAGGCAATCTGGGAGGTAGCATAGACAAGAGGCTTAGCAGAGTCAATAGAACGGATTCTACCACCAAAGTCCTCTGCTATCTTTTTATATGCCCACAGATCACGCCCCCACCCAAGGAGATGGATATCTGCATGGTAGTAGTCAGCCCAAGGGATTACATAGTCTTTGATAATCCGGTAAAGACCCCCATCAAATATCTCATAGTCTTTTGAGACCCCTAGAGTTATTCCCTTACTTAGAAGTAAGGGAGATTCCCTTCTTACCATCTCTATAACAAGCCCCAAGGTATGTAGGCATGCAGAGAAGTCCTCCTCATCCTTACCTTGGGGGACAAGCATCCAGTGATAAGGGTACAGCGACTTTGTCAGTTCCAGGAATGAGTTAAGAGCCATAGTTGAGGTAGCTAGTCCGTCAAAGAGCTTGTCTGGTATAACGATCTCTGATGCCCCTACCTGAGGTGCTAACTCAAGTAATCTCTGGATAGGTTGCCCCACCTTAAACTCATGGGCAGAGTTGTCCAAGATAATGTGAGACCCATTTTCTGACTCTGACTTGTAAAACTCTCTATAGTCAGATGATAACTCTACCAGGTGGGCAAGGATAAGGTGGTAGTCCCTACCTTTTGCTAACTCAAGGTGCTTGATAGGGGGGATTATAGTGGATTTCATAGCCCCTCCAGTAAAGGTATTCTGAGTACAACCCATATAGTTAGGATGCTCCCAACTATACCAGCAATGAAAAGAACCACCTGGAGTTTCTTAGTAGGCATAAAGGGGGATACCAGTAGCATACTAAATGATAGGAACCCAAAGGCAAGTAGTAGTACTAAAGTTTCTAACATGTTGTCATTTCTCCTTAACTTTGATATAAGCAAGTAGGAACCCAGCATAGTTCAGAATATCCTGTGCCTCTTCAACTACCTTGTTTAGGTTCCCAGCCATCTCGTACCCTACAGAACGGGCTGCCTTAGTAAAGATAATTCCTAGTAGGTCTTGTTCTCCGTGAGGCCACATAGCAGTTATGGGGAGAAATGAATTCTCCCCATTCTCAGACTGCTCAGTGACCCTACTCATTGCTCTCTCGATCTCATCTCTGAAGACCTTGAGAAAAGTAGCGTCATCTACCATTCTTCCCCCTAAATCTCTAGTGTGAGGTTCTGGACAAGATCTAAATAGCGACTGGCAACTACTGTTATGGCGATTCCACCTCTTGGCTTGAATACTCCAGTCACTTTTACATGGACAGGGGCAACCTCCTTCATAAAAAAGTCAGCAATCTCATTGATAATCTTCTCATGGAATGCCCTTTCATTTCTGAAGGACCACAAGTACAGTTTCCAGGACTTGGACTCTACAATCTTTTCTACTGGGGAGTACTCAACAGTGATAGAAGCAAAGTCGGGTTGCCCAGTTACTGGACACAGGCAAGTAAACTCGTCTGAATGAAGGGTGATGGTACAGTGTTTACCAAACGCTGGGTTAGGGAAGCATTCTATCTGCTTCATAGGCTCAAGAACCTTATTACCTAGTATAGTTAGAGTGGGGTATTCAGGGTTTATGGCATTGCTCATCTTAAATTCTCCTTGTACTTTATAGGATCTTC